ATGGGCTCCGGCCGCTTCCGCTGGGTCCCCAATTTCCCGCCGGAATCGGAGGCGTTGTCGCTAATTTGTACAAAAACAAAAAACGCCACTCGCGAGAGTGACGCTAAATGTTGCATTCACTGGTGGCTGGAGGCGGATTCGAACCGCCGACCTAAGGATTATGAGACCTTTTCCTTGGTTGCGTAAGTATCCATCTGGCTATACTTGCAAATTCGATTGATTGAGTGGCGCGGCTTTTCGTGCTGTCTAGTATTGTGGTGTATGGCTACATCATTCGCACAGTGGAGGCACTGTGGAGGCACGACGGAGGCACTGGGATGCCGCACCTGACAAAGAAACTCCTGATGGAGATGGCCCCCGCGGAGGCACCTTACAAGGTATCCGATGAGGTGGTGAAGGGGGTAGGGGTCGTTGGGCTCTGCGTGAGGGTGACACCCGCGGGGGTGAAGACCTTCGCCCTCCAGTACCGGACGCGCTTGGGGAAGAAGGGATGGATCAAGATCGGTCGCTTTGGGGACATCACCCTGGAACAGGCCCGGAACATCGCCCGGAAGCACAAGGGCGACCTGGCCCATGGGGTGGACCCGGCCCAGCAATTGCGCGAGGCGAAGGAGGCCGACAAGACCATCTCGGATCTGGCGACCCGCTACCTCGAGGAGCACGTCAAGGTGAACAACGGGGCCTACCAGCTGCGGGACGCGACGAGGATCCTGAACGCGATCATTCTCCCGGCGCTGGGCAAGCGCCAGGTGCGGGAGGTGGGCACGTCCGAGGTGGCCTCCCTCCTGGGGGAGGTCCGGAAGGCTACCCCGGTGCAGGCGAACCGCACCCGCGCCGTGCTCTCCAAGATGTTCGCCAAGGCGGAGCTTTGGCAGATGCGGGATCCTGGGACCAACCCGTGCAAGGGGCAGGACCGGGCGCCGGAGAAGAAGCGCGACCGGCGCTTGGTGGAGCGGGAGATCCGGGCCCTGGGGAAGGTGCTGCGCCTGGTGGAGGCCGCCAAGGGAACGCTCCAGGTGGGGTGGGAGCCCGGGGACATCGTGTCCGAATCCCCCTTCGCGCTGGCCGGGATTCGCCTGCTGCTGCTGGCGGGCTTCCGGCCCGGGGAGGTCATGGGGCTGGAGTGGGCCTGGGTGGATCTGAAGGCCGGGATCGTGACCATCCCCCCGGAGGCCCACAAGACCGGGAAGAAGAGTGGCAAGGCCCGGGTAGTCTACCTCGGCCAAGCGGCCTTGGCGGTACTCAAGGCCCTGCCACGGAACGACAAGGCGAAGGCGAAGCACCCGAATCCCTACGTGCTCCAGGGGGCGGTGCATGGGGAGCACCTGGTGGACATCGATGCCTGGGAGCGGATCCGGGCCACGGTGACGGAACTGGCGCGCCGGGAGCGGAAGAAGGCCCGGGGCAAGGAATCTCCCGTCAGCATCAGCGATGTCACCCTCCACGATCTCCGGCGCACCTTCTCGAGCGTGGGCGCCGACATGGGTTTCCCGGAGCTCTTCATGTCGGCCCTGCTGGGGCACGCCGCGGGATCGGTGACCCAGATCTACACGCGGGTAGGCACCAACCCATTGAAGGACACCGCCGAGGCCATTGGCACCCAGATCGCGGAGTGGCTGGGATGAATAAGGCCCCCGAGTTGGGGGCCTTCCTTCGTGTTGGGGCGGTTCAGCCCTTCGGTTCCCAGCTCGGACAGTTCGCCCGGCAGGTCAGGCCGCCGTTTCCCCACGGCCTGAGGTCATCGCCGTCAGGGTGGTCACAGTAGCAATCCTCTGGATCCGGCTTCTTGTGGTCATGCTTGCATGTTTTGCAGGCTCGCCGTGCCGGATTCGAGAAGCATGTGGCTTCGTGGTTCTCGGTGGACTTCTTCCTGCTGGCGGTCTTCCCGCACCAATCACACTTCCATCGGGGTACTCGGATCAGGCGCATAGCAGCTACGCCGGAACATCCGCCAGGGCGAACACGATGCCCCGGCAGTAGACTTCTCCGTCCTCCATGACCTCGAACACCTCGTGAGGGATGGTGGTCTCGAAGGTCCAGGAGGGGCCTGAACCGCCATCGTGCCATTCGATCTCAAGGGGCGTGGCCGCCTCCTTCAGCTTCTGGAAGTGAGGGCAATGGTTGTTGTCGCAGTCGTTTTCGAGAAGGCCCCCCTTGGTGAAATGGACTGTCTGGCCATTCCATGCGCCGATCTCCTCATTCACAGCGCCGCGCAGCTCCAGGTTGTCGTCGGAGTAGCCGAAGGCAACCACGAGGCCATTCGCCTTCGCCATGGCCTCCTCTTCCTTCAATATCTCGTTGCCGTATTCCCTGCCGTTCAGGCAGGCGGCCAGTTCTTTCGCGTTCATGGGAATCCTCGAAGTTGTAAGTGGGGCTTACAGGTTGGGGGTGTGCAGCTACGCCCTCGTGCCGGTCATGAAGTGGCTGAAGGCGCGGACGTGATCTGCGGTGAACTCCACGCAGGACATGCGCTCGGTGGTCTCTCCCCGCCTCGTATTGCCGATGTAGGCCACATCCTTTACCGGCAACGGGAGGCGGAGCGTCAGGCCATTGGGCATGTTCCTGACCTGGGCTTCTAACATCTCCTGCATCTCCTCGCGGTAGTTGGCCCGAGCCATGGCATAAGCCTTGGTCATGCACCCGTCGATGTAGGCGCACAGTTCTGCGTCTGAGACGGTCCTGAGGCGCCTGGTGTCGTGGTTGATGGTTAGGGTCGTCATGGCTTGCTCCGGGATTTTATTGGCGCGCCGCAGCCGTCGCAGGTTCGGTGATGTGCGGATTGGTGGGTTCGACCGCAGTAGGAACAGGGGTCAACCACCCGGAGGCCCATGATGGTCGTGAGCCTTCCGGGGTACAAGGTCGGGCCAACCACGCCGAACCCATAGAGAGTGGCGACGGAAATGGTCATCTCGGCTTCCATGGCCCGTCTCTGCTGGAGCCCAGCAGCATAGGCGGCTACTGCGCTCAGGGCTGCGGGGCTGATGTCGATCATGGCTCTTTGACCTTGATCCTCTCCCAGAGCGCCATCATGGCCTTGGGGTACCACTTCAGCCTGGGGATATCCGCGTCGGGATCTTCGGTGATGACCACCGCCTCGGGATCGTCGGAGGACAGGGCGTGGATCACGCGCATGATGGCGTCGTTCTCGATCTCGGCGATGGTCGGGCGGGCAGGCTCGGGCCTTGCCTCAAGATCTTCCAGCAGGCCCAGCCCCAGGAATCCATACACGATCAGGTCAACAAGGCGGCCTTCGATGGGTTCGGACCTCTCACGGTCCTTCTTCTCGCAGAGATCCTTTACGAAGGTCCGGATGGAATCCCAGTGCTTGCCGGTGTAGACGGCCCAGATTGCCAGCGGAGGAAGGCCCAGCATCTCTCCGTTGGTTTTGAAATTGGCAAGACGGTCGCCGCCCGGGGCGTACTCGCCTCCCTTCACCACCGCCATGCGGCGGCACTTCTCGATGGACTCTTCAAAGAGAGCCGCAAACCGTTCGGGCGTCATTTCTTCGCTTTCCTTCCTTTGGAAAGCGGAACCTCGCAGACCGCCCAGGCCTGGAAGCTCCGGATGAGCAATGTCCCCACGTAGCCTCGGACGTGCAGGGACGACTTCATGGGACCATCGGGCCCCGGGTCGAGCACTTCGAAGGTGAGCTTCCCGAAGTCGGGGTTCACCTTGAGCACCTGCCGGATCTGACCGGCGCCATTGCGGTAGGCGTGGCCTTCACGGACGGGTGCGCGTTTCGTCATGGCGGTTCAATCCTTCTGGGTGAAGCAGGGGAGCAGGGCCGGGGCGCCGGGTATCTCGAAGCCCTTGCCGGTCTCCAGGGCCTCCACGGTGCAGCCCATCAGGGCGGCCAGGGCCACGAGGGCGGCGCCATTGGGGCACACCTTCCCGGATTCCCAGAAAGACACACTCCCCTGGTTGCAGTGGAGGACGGCGGCCAGCTTGTACTGCGACCACCCCCACCGCTTGCGCGTGAACAGAACGCGCTCGGGCATGGTCTTGGGTGTGGGGTTCATGCCTTCTCCCCCTTCGGCTTGGGGTTGGTGGGGCAATACTCCTGCGCCAGGAGACGCAGGATGTCCACGGCTACGCTCATGGGGGCGTGGTCGATGGGAAGCTGGGGGATACCTGCAGCGCGCCGGTCGTCCAAAAGGCCCTCAAGCTGGCGCTCGATGTGGGCGGCCTGGGAGGAAAGTAAGGTGGCCACGATCTCCTCGGCCTCTCGCTTGATCCGATCCCTGTTGGCCTCGGTCATGCGGGCGATGGTGCGGTTCTGGGCCTCCTTGAATTCCTTCAGGTAGTGGCGCTCCTTGCGGAGTTCATCCACCCGGGCGCGGAGGTAGTCCCGGCCATCCAGGGTCTTCACCAGGATTTCGTCGGTCACGTCCAGCTTGCGCCGCAGTTCCTGGTTCTCGGTGTTGGCGGCCTTCAGGGAGGCGTGGGCCTCCGTCAGCAGATCCTTCACCTTGTCCCTGGGGGGGGCGCAAACCTCGGGTACGGGTGCGGGCCCACGCCGCACGATGTAATACCCGGGCGGAAACTTGGCCCCGCGCCGGGCCCGAAGAAGAACCTGGCGCGCCTGGGTAACGCTGGTAGCGGTGCAGGTTCCTCTCGACTTTCCAGCCTTATCGAGCAAGGCGTAGAGATAGAGAACGGTCTGTTTCATGGGGATGGGGCCTCAGGCGATGATCGGGATGTCGAGGGCGAAGGCTTCCAAGGCGGCCTTGATGGTGGCGATGGCATCCACCTTCCAGCGGCCACCATCGGCTTCCACCAACATGAGCGCGGGGGTGTTGCCCTCGGTGCGGGCGCGGAACACGAACTGGCTCACCGGCTGCGCCACCTCGGGGAAGGTGCGGAAGGGGGCCAGGGCGACCACCGGCTTGATGACGGTGACCTGCTTGTGTGCGAGGCCAGCCTTGACGGTGGCCTTCTGGGTGAACCCGTTGTCCTCCACGTTGCTGGTGGCCTCGTTGGTGAGGCTGGAGGCGAGGTTGAGCACGTAGGCCTTGTCCTCGCTCTCGGCGAAGCGGGAGGCCAAGCCAATGGCGAAGGCCTCCTGGTCGTGCCACTGTCCAAACCGGAACTGATCGAAGGGCACCGGGGTAGCCTTTACCAGGGTGACGCGGCGGCCGTATTCGTCAGCTTCGCGCTGAATCAGGGACACGGTGTTCTCGTCCTCGATGTGCAGCAGGTAGCGGGCATGGAAATCCATGTCGTCCAGGTTGGCCCGGACCAGATCAGCCAGCCCGGCGAGGGTGGTGACCTCGACCATGGGGGCGGTGGAGGGCGGGGCGGCCTGCACCTCTGTGACGCCCCGGTGGGTGATCGAGAAGATACCGGTTCTACCCCTGGCGTCCGTGATGGTCTTGATCTCGGGCCGAGAGATGTCCAGCACCTTCTGCATGGTCTCGGCGGTGATGTCGTTCATGGTGGTGGTTCCTTTATGGGGTGAAGCGGTTAGGTGGGAGGGTTCAGGCGCGGGCTGCAGCGGCGAGGGGCATCACGCCTGGCTGCTCCTCCTGGGGGAACAGGGACTGCTGGGTGTAGGCCTCGAACAGGGTCAAGGTGTTGTTGGTGGGGTCCATGGCGACAATCGCCACGGTCTTGCCAGCGTCAGGGCCGGGGATCGCGGCCTGCACCTGGTAGGTGACCTTCACCATCTGGCGGGTCTCATCCGGCTCCAGCAGGATCTCGATCTTGAGCTTCCGCTTGGCATCGGCCTTGACGTTGGGATCCTGGATGTTCTCGCAGATGCGGCGGAGTTCCGCGGTCGCGCACTCCATGAGGGCGCCCCCGGCGAGGTTCGCCAGGGTGATTTCGGTTGGGGTTTGTGCCATTGAGGCCTCCTTAGGGCCGCGCACGGGCGGCGGTTCAGTCGTGAGTGAAAATGCAGGTCGTGGGCAGCATGAGTTCGTGCCAGCCGTCCAGAACGTAGGTGATGGTTCTCTGGGTGATGGTCCGCCCGGTGGGTTTGTCATCGATGAACTCGATGAAGTCCACCTTGTCGCCCACCTCGAAGGTCCGGTCCCTGGTGGATCGGATCTCCCAGGGCTTCAGCCCGTTGAGCTTGGGCACGAAGAAACTGGGGTGGAGTTTGAGGAAGTGGTGTGTGGTCACGGCCTACTCCAGCCCGGCGACGGTGCTCTGGGAGGGGCTGGGCTGGGCCTGATTGTCGGCCACCACCATGCCGTCATGGATGACGACGCCGACCTTGCCGGTGGAATCCACCACCTCCACCCACACCTGGTAGTCGCCTTCCCGGGCCATGTCGCCGAGCATCGCCATGCTGTCCTCGTCCAGGAGGGAACCGTCCGTGATCCGGATGACGCGCAGCTTGGGGTTGGCGGCCATGGCGATGCTCACGCTCACCCGGAGCTGCTCCGCGCTGGAGGCCTGGTCGAAGGGCACGCCGTTGAAGAGGACCACCCCCTCGCCGAAAGAAAGCCCAGGAACGGGGATCTTGGCGGCGGCGATGGCGTCCATCTTGACCTTGGTGCGGGCTTCCATGGCCTCGGTGAGTGCCTGGGCCTTGGCCTCGGTGCTCTCGGCGCGGGCCTCGAGGTCAGACACCCGGGAGGCCTGCTGGCGGGCCAGCGCGGCGGCCTCGGCCTGGGCCTGGGCATCCCGGATCTTGTCGGTGATCTCGAGCATCTGGGCCTCGAAGGCGGATTGGTCCACCACGGGTTCATCCGCCAGTTCCTGGGTGAGGGCATCGATCTTCTGCTTGGTGTCGTTGAAGCGGGCCCGGATGTCTTCGATAAGAGCCTGGAGCCGGGACAATTCCCCTTCCTTGCGCAGGCGCTCCTGGTGGGCGAGGCGGGCCTGGGTGTTGGCCTCGCTGATGCGCTGCTGTTCCGCCAGCAGGGCGTCCACGTCCACCTCTGGGGCCACGACTTCGGATACGGTGATGCCTTCGATCTGAGCGCGAAGCTGCTTCGCCTCGCGGTTGATCTCGGTGCGCCGCTCGAAGTCGGTCTTGTTCTGGGCGTCCAGCTTGTCGAGGTCCAGGTCCACCTTGGCGACGGCGCGGAGTTGGTCGAACTGCTCACGGGGCTTCATGCGGGTGAAGGCCAGGGGGTCGAAGGCCAGGGCCCCCACCAGGTCGTCCAGCATCCGCTGGGGCGCCTTGTAGGATAGGCCTTCGGCGTTCTCGACCGTGAGGGTGGAGCCCTTCTCGGTGATGTTGCGGGTGACGACGAGCTCTCCCAGGTCCAGCTTGATCCGGGCCTTGGTGGCGCCCTTGCGGATGGGCTCGGCCTGGAGGTGCGTGGCCCCACCCAGGGCGGCCCAGATCGCATCCAGCACGGAGCTCTTGCCGTTGGCGTTCTTGCCGGTGATGGGCACCAGGTTGCCGGTGGGGGTGATGTCCACGGCCTGCAGGCGCTTGAAGTTCTCAGCTTCCAGACGCAGGATTCTCATGCGGTTCTCCTTGGGTGGTTCGGGCCTGTTCCATGGCCTTGGTGAAAAGGGGGATGAGCGCGGATTCGAGCACCAGCAACTGGTGGGCCCGCGTCTCGGGGCATTTCAGGTGAAAGGTGAGGGCGGACACCTTGGCCCAGCCCTCCGGGGTCAGGGCAACAACCAATTCAGCACCAGACTGATGAGGAGCATGAGGATGAGGCCCAGGAGCGTCGAGATTTCGTCCCATGACTCGCGGTTGAAATTGAAGTGGAGTCTCCACCATCGCCGCCAGGTCACGGGTGGCCCCCGGGCAGGAAGTCCTTGAGTTGGGCGGGGGTCGGGCCGGCAGCGGGGCGGGAGTCGAAGGGGATGCCGTTGGCGCCCACGATGCGGTTGGGCTCGGGCACGGGGATAGAGCATACGGCGTGGCGGAACTCCTCCCAGGACTGGTCCATGGAGGCGGCCAGCTTGGCGGCCATGTGGAGCACCGGGGAGCGGGGCAGGAGCTTCACGTCCGACAGCAGGATCTCGCTGGCGGTGAAGAGGACGCCGGTATTCCCGGGAAGGGCCACCATGAGCACCATGCGGGCCCGGTCGGGGGGCGGCGCCGTCACGTCCATGAGGTCGTTGATCTGGGCTGCGACGGGCTTGGCGCCCTGAAGGTCCAGGTTGGGTCGGTCATTCAACATCCCTTGGAGGGCATCCAGGATGGTGATCTCCGGATCGGCCTGGGCGCGGCGCTGCAACTCCATGGCCACGGCCAGGGAAATGGGGGTAAGGGGGGTGAAGGCGGTCATTCTCCGTCCTTTGCTGGGTGGATCAGGTTGTAGAGGCGATCCCAGAACCCCCGGGGCTCCGGGGGCGGAAAGGTCATCCCCACGCCGCGCATGGCCTTCCGGTCCCAGACCCGAAGGCAGGACTCGCAGCGCATTTGGGTCACGTTGATGAAGTAGGTGGTGGCGCCATCCTTCACGTAGGAATTGCAGGGGCGCAGTTCCAGCACCACATGGAAGGACTTGCAGTAGGGACAGCGTTCGATACGAAGGTCAGTCACGGGAGCCTCCGTGGGGCATGGGCAGGCAGATTAGGAGGACGAGGAGGCAGGCCAGGGCGTAGAGCACGGTGAGGACGTGCTTCATGGCGCGGGCTCCGCATCGGTATCCTCGAGATACCGATCGATGGCCTTGCGCAGGGGATTGGAGAACCCCAGGAACTGGACCGCCATTTCCAGGAGGTGCCGAGCCTTGGCGAGGGTGGTGTCTCCGGGGACGATCTCCAGATACTTGTGGGCCGGGAAGGTGCGATAGATGCGGTCGCCGTCCGGGTGCTCCAATACCAGGCGGATGCGCCCGTCGAGTTTCATGTCGCGGGCCAGCACTCGCAGGAGGATCCCGCGCGCGTAGAGTCGATCTCCGCGCGCGATGAGCCCGGCCTGGATGGACTTGGGGGCAATCTTGGTATAGGCCGATGGCATTCCAGCTCCAAAGAGAGGAAGAGGTGGGGAAGGGCGGCCCCTGGGGCTAGGTGTTGGCGGGAATCAGGGGCAGGTTGTAGCGGGCGTAGCCGATGGGACGGTCGATGCTGACGGGGCGCCAGGTGATGGTGCCCCTGGGACGCTCCCAGGCTTCGACCAGTTCGGGGGGCTGGCCGTCTTCAAGGAACTCTACGGTGATGCGGTGGTAGGCAAGGCGCAGGCGCCCAGCCTTGCGGGCGGCGAAGAACACGGCAGAAATCAGGCTCCCGCAGCGCTCGGTGGTCGTGGTGACGCCGAGGCCTTTGAAGGAGACGAGATAGTAGGAGGTCATGCCTGCTGGCCCGGTTGGAGAAGCAGGTTCAGCTTCCCCTGGACGTTGATGGGCAGAGGCGAGGGGCCTTCGCTCTCCTGGGCGGCGCACTCCTGGGCAACATAGATGCAGTCGTCCAGGTCCACATTGTTGACGTGGCAGAAGTGGTGGAGATCCGTGAGCAGGTTCACCACAGACTCGGTGGGGGTGTCGAAGGTTTCTCCAAGGGCGGTTTGGTAGGCCTGAAGGGCGCCCTCAATCCGGGCGGCCCGGGCGGCGGCGGTAGGGGTATCGCTCATCCGACTTGCCCCGCGAGGAGGATTTCGTTGAAGGCGGCATCCAGGCTTTCCTGGGTGCTGCTGGGCAGGGAGGAGACGTTGTGGCGGATGTTGGGGGGGACCAGGTGCGCGTTGGCGCCCTGGTAGGCCTGAACCTCGAACACGACCTCCGGGAAGGGGCCGAACCTCTGCCATGTGGCGGTCACCTTGGCAACCTTAGAGGGTGCGCAGCGGACGCTGACGAAGGGGATCACGGCGGGCTTCATCGGGCCACCACGGGGATGAGGCGGTAGGCGATGGGGGACCAGTAGTAGGTGCGACCCTCGGCGGTGAAGGCCTTGAACTCCGGGCCCTCTGCCCGGAAGCGGATGGTCCCGCAGGGTTGGAACTGGTGGGGAAGGTTTGGCATCTCGGTGCTCCTGGTGCCCAAAGGGAGAGATAGGCGAATGGATACTCGGGTGGGCCGCGCCGAGTATCGGCCTTGAACTAGGGATTGGCGGGGGTGTCCCCGCTGGCCAACCACTCGATGGATACATCCAGCAGCTTCGCCAGGGCGGCGAGGTTGCGGGGGAAGGGCTCGGCGATCTGGGTTTCCCAGTTAGCCACCGTTGACACGCGCAGCTTGAGCTTCTTGGCTACCTCGTTCTGGGTGAGCCCCTTCAGGAGGCGCGCCCGTTTCACACGGTTTGCGAAGGAGTTGGGCTCGGGGAGGTTCATGTTTCTCCAACTTATTTCATGGTTCAGGGTTGACTTTGGTATGCGAATGGTTAAAGTTTGGTAGTCAGATGATCCAAACCAGACACCAACACATACAAGAGAGCATATCCATTTGGATACTTCACGCAAGGGGAATCATATGAAATTCGGGGATCGACTCGCCAAGGCACGCACCGAGAAGGGATGGACACAGGTGGAGTTGTCCGAAAAGATGCGGGTTCATCGGTTCACCATCTCCAAGTGGGAGCAGGGTTTGACCATGCCGCAGAAGCCCACGGATTTTGACGACATGGCCTATCTTCTGAACAAGCGGGTGGAGTGGCTGCGGGATGGGCAGGGGGAAGAGGGGCCCTACGTCGCTCCCCTGGGCGACCGGCAACGCCGGGCCGACATCGCCAGGCGCCTGCCTCCTCGGCAAGAGGAAGGCGGAGCCCCAGAGACCGACTGGGTGCTGGTGGCCAGCATCGTGAGGGCGCTGGAAGGCGAGCCCCGACTGTCGCCCGATGCGCTGGGCCGGGCCCTTGGGTTGGCCTACTCCCTGGTTTCCCGGGGGCGTGAGGTGCTGGATGATCGGCTCGTGAAAGAGATTCGGGCCGCTGTGCGGGGATGAACATGCTGACCATTTCCAACTTTCAGGTGGGTAGCTTGGATTTTTGGGACGAGTTGACTTGGTGCGATAGAATGAATGTTGCTTTTTGGGGTATGAGAAATTCGCCCAGCAGTAGCAGGGCAAACGTCAGCAGGTTGGAGCTATGAACGCCCAGCACCCGCATGAACGTGAATCAAACTTACATCCCCAAATTCCAACTTTCAAGAGGGAATTTTTGGCGGCTGAAAAGTCCATCCAATTCGGGGAAAGGCTCCGCACTAGGCGACTTGAGCTTGGAATATCCCGGCAAGAGGAGCTTGGTTTAGCGGTTGGTCGATCCAAGAATTCTATTTGCGAATGGGAAGCTGGGACCATTCCCAGGGCCTCGAACCTCGAGAACCTGGTCGCGGTGCTGCAGACCACTGAGGACTACCTGGTGTATGGCATTGGGCCCGCTGATGGGCCCATCCCGCCCGGGCCTGCCGGCCGTGTTCGCGTCACGCTGGGGCGGTTCAATTGGGCTCCCAGAGATCTTGTCCATGCCATGGCCAAGCGCCTGAGTCACTGGGATATGGCTTACTGCTTGCGGATCCTCGCGGGCCTGGTCGAGCCTACGGATGACGATCTCGACTCGCTGGCGATGGTTTTGAACCTGAGCCCCAGACTGCTCGTGCAGTCATCGTCATCGTCGGTGAAGCCTGCGGCGAATGGGGCAAACCACACCAACCCAGAGACGCTAGCCCTGGCCCTGGCCCTGGTGGATGCAGCCGGAGCCCTGCGTAAGAACCCGTGGAACGCGGTGGAGAAAACCCAGGTGCTGTTGCGGGTGTCGGGCCTGCTGGATGAGATGGACCCTGCGAGTCGTTCCAAGTTCCAGGTAGTCCTTTCGATTTTGCTGGCCTAGTTCCAAGTTTTGCCTAACCCTGGGAGGGCCGGATGACCGGCTTCTCTATGGAGGTACCATATGATCAAGGCCCTTCTTCTCTCCCTGGTGGTGGGCTTCGCCGCCTATGCGGCTCCCATGCCGCCCGCCTTTGCCGCCGATGAGGCAGCGGCGGTCCACCTGATTGAACCTGGTCAGGCCAAGGCCATGATCGCCCGGTTCCAGACGGCTCAGATGGCCGTCACCAACCAGGCGGGCCAGCGGTTCCAGGCTGAGGCCACGGTGAACCCCTCTCCCACGTCCCACGCATTTAACGCGGCGGCGCTGCGGGCCCTGGTCGCCAATCGCGCCGTCAAGACCGTGCGGGTCTACTACGCGCTGGCTGAGGACGGATCCCCGGCGCTCGTAATCGCAGGCGAAACGGAGGGTGGCGAGCCCTTGATGTTCCTTGATCGCTCCAGGCCCTGCCCGCCCTACTGCGTTGATGTCCCCACTCTCCCTTGATTGAGGTGATACATGCTTCCCGCCAGCGTCGCCGTCAGTCTTGCAGCCCAGGGGGCAGCCGTCGTTCTAGCGCGGAGAGCTCCCAGGGCGCTGCTTGCGGCGCTGGGTGGGGGGCTGTTTCTGGATGTTTCCGCGAATATCATCGCCGAAATGGGGCACCACAACCTCTACGTGATCAACATCGCTTGTCTTTTTGAGTCGATTGCGCTTCCTCTTGCCTTTATTCAATGTGCCGGATTCGGCAAGAGGCTCATGGCCTTAATCCCGATCCTGATTTGGCCCATTGTTATGTATCTCAACGGTGGTATCTCTGCTCCGGATCGCTGGTTCTCGACCTTTGAGGTGGCGTGGCTGGCGGCCTGGAGTCTGTTCTATCTATCCCGTGCCGTTCATGCTGGTAGGGGATTGATGGATATTGAGTTTGTGTTGCCTGCTGGCATTTTTATCAAGGCTGCTGCTGGCGCTGTTGCGATGTTCTACTTCTCAACCATGCTTAGGAATAATGCCAATTCGTTGATTGTTTTATGGGATGTTTTTAACTATGCTTCCGCTGTAGTCATTCTTGGAATCGGAGTTTCATCGTGCATCTCCGCGCCACGCTCGAATTGATCGGAATTGCCATCGCCCTCGTCGCGGGTGCAGCCATGGGGGCGCGGCGGGTGCGCCTGGAATACACCATGCGCCTGGACGCAGAACGGCGCCTCCGGGAGGCCGAGGAATCCCGGGGGCAAAGTGTGAGGGCTGCGCTGCGCGACACCTCAACGGTCAATGGCCGGATCATCCGCCATGCTCTGAAACAGATCAACGACCTGCAGGCGACCGAGGCGGCGCTGCTAGAGCTGCTGGACAGCCAGGGCAGGGCGGCGGCGCTGGTGGAGAGCATGGAGGCCTGCACCATGAGCCAGCATCCCATTCACCTGGCGGACGCCATTGCCCAGGTGGAGGAGGACGGCGGCGACGTGACGCTCCTGGATCGGGCGCCGAACGTCATGGTTCTGGGGCCATCAGCCCCGCACCTGGTCGGGTCACTCTCGGCGCTGCTGGCAGACCTGCGGGCCCGGACCACGGACCACGACCGGGTGGGAGTGAGCTTCGATTTCTCGGACGGCCGCACGATCATCCTGGACCTGCTGGCGCCGGACCTAGCGGAGCTGGCGCCAGATCTGCGGACCCTGACCGCCCTGACACGGTTGGGGGATGCCGTGGTTGCTACCCGTGGCGGATGGCGTGTGACGCTCCCAGCGGTTGCCGCGCAGACGCGGCCCATGAGGCAGTCCCAGCGGCGCGAGGTTTATGCGTAGGGCGCAACCATGCCGATTGATGTGCATCCAATCGCAGAGGGGTGTATCTTTGGCGGAGTGGAGGGCGCCATGGGTAAAAAGCTGCTCGGATGGATGCTCGATCTCCTCATCCTGCCCGTGATGGTTGGCATCCTGGCCCTGGTGGTGCTGGGTGTGCCGGCAGTCGTCGGCGACCGGATGCTGCTGGCCCTGCCACTCTGGGCCCTGGCGCTAGGTGGGGGTGGCTACCTGGTCTACTGGCTGAGTAGCCAGGCGCGGCGGGTGCGCGGGTAAAGAAAAGCCCCGGAGGGCCGGGGCTGGGCGGTGTGGTGCCTCTGGCTCTACTTGATGGCGTCGATGGCCTCCTGAGAGGTTGAGTCCATCGGGACAAAGGTGTGTCCGCACTCTGGGCACTTCCGGTGGTCACCAATCTGCCGTACCAGGACAGCTCGGTAGCGGTGGACTTGGCGCGCCAGAATCACGGCATCCAGATAGGGCGAGGCCTCGATGGTTCGCTCCAGCTCCTCAAGCCTCGCGGCAACCAGGTAGTGTGTGGGGATCGATTCGCCGTTGATGATGACGGTTCGGGATTTGTAAACCTGGTCCGCTAAATCCTGGTCATAGGGTGGCAGTGTGATGGGTGGTTTTCTGTGCTTGTGAGGCATCGCTGAAATTCCCTCTGGGATGTGAAGCCGGTTTCAAAGCGTGAGGGCGGCCCATTCGCGTCTCGTGGCCGCCCTCACAATCGGGATAACTGGGCACGCTGTTTAGGCACTGAAGCGCATGAGGCACCTCCTGGAATAGGTTTGTCGCTTACACCCCAAAAGCCCCTTCCGGGGCGGCATGGGGATGAGTTCGATCTTCAGCCCAGCGATAACTCCCACACTGCCGCCCAGGCCCACACCTTCTCGGCGCGGGCTCGGGCATACAGGCAGTCCAGACACTGGCAGCTAAGCATGGGGGTGCTTCCCGTAGATGGCCGCGAAGAGAAGCGCCAGGAGGATGTAGGTCAGGCGGTTCATTGGCGTCACCTGGCCCAGAACCGGAACCACAGATCAGGCACTGGGATCCAGAGCCAGCGGAACATTCCAGTGTGCTGGCGCCGATCTGCCCAGCGCACCCGGCGATCATGCAGGCCCACTCGGCTCAGGTGAATGGTGCGTCTGCGGTTCATGACTGCCTCCCTTCTGCCCGGGCGATAGCGGCGCGGGCGAGTTCGATCGCCGTGTGATACTTCGCGTGCCAGCCGCGGAAGTTATCCGTTCCCGCGAAAGCCTTCAGGGCCTCTAGTGAATCCGGCGCGGGGGCACTTACATCGGTTTCTTCCACACCATCCACGAGGGCCTGAAGATCATCGTCAGCCACCTCCAGGGATTCGCCGCAGCACTGACAGGAAATTCTGTAGGGCTCGGCGTCCACCTGGGTGATCGTTGGCACCTTGCTCACGCCGGTCTCGCTGATATCCCAGGTGCGGCGATCCGTTATCTTGTCCTCAACCTGGAACGCCCCTACCGATCCACAACTCTGGCATTCAGCCGCGAGAACCCGGGACAGGACTTCCCGCATCGCATTTTCAGGCTTGGGCGCCTGGTGCTCCAGGTCGTAATGCACGCCCCGAATCCCGTAGAGGTCGCGCATCTCCTCGGCAGGGACGCCACGCGAGGGCAGGCGCTCCGCGCAGCCCTCGCACAGTCCATAGCCGGTGTCTCGGTTCCACCACTGACGGCCACGGGTTCCAGCCCCGCAGCAGCAGCACTCCAGAGAGCGCACGGGCTTGGCAGCTTCCTTATCGATTCCTGACATGGCAGGCCTCCTCCAGTTCGACGGTTGCTTCAATGGCCTCAGGGATCAGCCCTCGGTCGATGTAGTCCCGGGCCGCAAGCAGGGCGGACTCCGCCTCTTCGCCCACGGCCAGGGGTGCAAGTTCTTCAATGCGCGCATGGATCGCAGCCTCTTGGGCTTCAGGAGACGGGGGCAGGGCGCCCAAGAACATCAACGCAGCAGCGCCCAGGGCCAACAGGATTCGGGTGCGGGCGGTCACGGCCGACTCCTGCGACGAAGGCGGAGCGAAACACCAATCAGGAGTGCGACGAGGCAGAGCAGGACGTGGGTGCTTGTCATGGCCTCACCTCATTCGGTGCCTGGAAGCAGGCCTTGAATGACTCTGGATTCCCACGGGCGTATCGCTCCAGCTCGTCCCAGGCCTCGGGGCGGGTGGCCTTGTGCATGTATCGCTTGGGGTCCGGTTCCAGCCCGTGAGGCTTTACGACCCAGTGCGGGACTGGGTTAATGCTGTAGCAGGGGATCGGCGCATTCCGGCGCTCAAGCACGAAACGGATCCCAAGGATTGTGCGTTCACTGTCAAGGCTCATCGGCTCACCTCATTCGGCGTGATCTTGAATTTGGAGGCAATCACATTCCTGGGATTGCCGTTCGGCCAAAGCCCGTCCTTCGCGTTGATTGAGACGACCCAGCCCGTCAGGGGCCCTTCGCCGGGCAGAACCCCACCACGGAAACGGATCGCCTGGTGAATGGCTAACCGGATGATGCTCTCGCGGTCCTCGGCATCCGAGCCGATCCATGGCTTGGCCTCATCAAAAGGCAGTGGCATGGGCAGCGTTTCGCCCCAGTGGACAAGTGTTTCCCATGCGGTCATCGGCTCACCTCGCCCAGCTCATCCGTGGGCTCGGGCGCCACGGTGATGAGCTCGTGAATCTTGTTCATGTGGTCGAAGTAATCCTTCGCTTCAGCTATGTCCTTGAAGCACTTGCCCGTCTTCAAGATCTCCTGGCGAGCCCATCGCAGGGCCTCGCGCAGCTCATCCTCAGGGGTGGGCTTTACCTCTTCCTTGCCCTCAACGATGTCCAGCAGCTCGTCCATGTCCATCATCACGCATCCGGGGAACAGTTCTTTGGCCATCACATCCCCCAACGCGCAGCGATATGCGCAGGAACTTCAACTCGGACAGCTTCGGCAGGCTCGGCGTGATTGAACCGGCACCGCGCGAAGTCCTCGGCATCCTTCTGGGAACGAGACCTGAACACATGAGAACCGTCACCAGCAGGCCCAGGCCCGTCCTTCTGGCAGATGTAGACAACCTCGTAGACTGTGACCTTCCTGGTGGTAGCCATCAGCGCACCAGCCCTTCCCGCACCAACATGGCCCGCAGCTTCATCCTGCGACGGGCCTCTTTCCGGTGATGCCGCGCCACTGCCTTCTTGGTGTGGTCGATGTAGTGGACGCCATAGCCATCAAGCTCGGAGCGGTCCAAGCCTGCCCAGAACGATGCGAGGGTCTCGTGGAAGATCCGGCCCGTCCGCAGGTTCCGGATGAACACCCAAGCCTGGTAGATGTGCTGCTTCTCGATCTTGGGACGGTAAGCCTCGACCCGAAAGGTCTGGTTCCCAATCTGGAAGGTCAGCCCCGTCTCGATCTCCCGCCAGTCGTGGAATGCCGTGAATCGGGTGGTAAGCCTTGGAACGTATGGTGTATGCAGCATCTCAGTGCCTCCTGGAAATTCGGATCCTGGCTCGGCAGGTATCCATTTGCATACAGGTTGAGTCGCTGGTATCCCAGTGTCAAGTATCCAATCCAACACTTTCTAAAATATCCAGGTGGACGGCTCCAGATCCTTTATTGGACTTCATTGGTCCAAAAAGGCCGAAAGTAGAAGGTCACTGTGTAAGTAAGATAAAGATATTCTATATTAAAGAAAATATTTAATATAATACTAAGTGAAGGAATTCCAGCCAGCCAAGCCTTTTCCAAAAATAAAAACCAGGTCGATCATCCTGGGCCACTTCCAATCCCTCGGCAGTTTGCCCTTCCTCTTTCCTTCAATCCCCTCTTTAAAGCCGTTTCAATCCTCAAAGACCAGGCGTTTAGGCCATTCCTCATTGAGTCGGGAAATCCTGGATTGTGGATAGAAAGTAGGCAGGAGCACGCATTCCGTCACAACTCCGTGACGTTCTGACCAGAAAGTGACGCAACACGTCATGCCCCGTAATTGCGCAGAAAGGGCCCTAGGAGGCGTTGAAGGGTGTCCAGGCCACACTGACACCCTGAAACCCCCCTCTAAAACCCCTGACCCAGCCCTCGGCCTCCCGTCCCTGGTCCTCTGGTTGGCCCTTGGGTGACCTGGCTGGGGGAGGTCATCCGCTCCAGGGATGCCTCGCGCGCGCGAGTCCTTGGTGAGTCCCCGAGACTCAAATTTCAATCCCAGCTTTCGATAACGTCCATTTTGTCACCTTCGAGAAATTGCGTTTAACCTGTTTGTTTTGATGTATTTGGAGCTGATTTTCTGGATTGCCTCAGAATTATTGGAGCCCCAAAACCCCCAATCCTTGACGGTATGCCATGCAGGGGGGGGATCTGCCTACACCTGGATGGACCCCGGGCAAGGCTGGGTGGTGGGCATGGACAGCAGCCGAGTCGAGCTCGACCTGGCCAGCTCACCTCATCGAGCTCACCCGAGGCGCACCAGCCAGGCTCAGAACCGCACGCGAGAGGTCAGCCGGCCCGTGGACATGCCCCCCTACATGGGACCACGGGGGGGTGCCTGTTGAGATTTATTGATGCCTGCTCCTATATTCGGGCTTTCAAAAAATTCAGGGGGGGGTGATGGCCTGGGCCATGTGGGGAGAGAATGGAGGATTCAGGGGGCCATTTCGGGAGTTCTTTTAGTCCTTTCCCTTTCCCATTCCAAGTACTCCATTCCCAGGGAGCGTACGTGCTTCTTTAGTGCTTCTGGACCGCCTACATTGGATAGTGACCTTGTTTTTCAGAGGCTTATTGATGATGGAAGGACAGCGGAGAGCGATTTGAACAGGGTAAAACGCAAGGACTTTTAAAACGGCAAGTGAGAAATGCCAAAGGAGATTTAAAAGATAACGTGGCCCAATCAAAGGAGATTTAAAAAATGATCACCTGTCCGGATTCGGATTCTGGTAGAGGATTGGTAGTTTTCGCCATTCCGGAAATTTTTCAGGTATGCGGTGGAGAAGCAACCCAGCAACATGAAGGAAGCAGGTCAGCAGCAATTCAGAAGCAGGTCAGAAGCAGGTGACAGGCGAAATGAACAACGGCTTTTAAAACAAGATAAATCCGATAAGCAGGATTGAAAAACAAGGCTTTGAGGCCGAGAATTTTGATATGTTCCCTGGGTGGACGGGGGATAACTTCAAAAGGAGCGAAAATGCCTCAGGACTTGAGAAGTTTCAAGGAACGTAACCCCGCGGAGCGGATCGGGCGGGATGGCCTGGTGAAGGAGCTTGCGGCGAAGTTCCCGAACCGGACAAAGGTGGAACTGCGGGAGCTCCTGGATAGCTTGCTGGACACGATGACGGAGGCCCTTCTGTCCGGGAAGCGGGTGGAGCTGCGCGGGTTCTGCACGATGTGGCCGGTGCGGCGCAGTTCGCGGCGGGCGTTCTCGCCGATCTCGCGGAAGGTCCACAAGCTGGATGCGCGTTGGGTCGTGCGCTTCCAGGCGGGCAAGACGATGAAGCGGGCGCTGATGGAACACCTGGAGGAGTGATGGGCATCCCAATCCCAGAACCATTCATTCAGATGTTGCGGGAGAACGAAGGTATTGAACTAGAGGTATTCCGCAACCCATTTGGCGATTCGAATCTCAAACTGTCGGCTCAAGTCGGTGATACGAATCTTACGCAGACGGTGGTTTCCCGCCTGAACGAGTTCTACTACGAGCACGAGATTCTTACCGCCCTCAATGATTTCCGCGAAAAGATCCGGGCCGAAAGGAAGCGGCAGGCGCCAGAGATCGAGACCATGGACTTCTCGGTTGCGTTGCATCGCCTGAAGCACGGCGCCCGGGTGGCGCGGAAGGGTTGGAATGGGAAGGGGATGTGGGTGCAGGCCCAGCGCCCCGACGCTCACTCCAAGATGAGCCTGCCCTACTTCTACATCGAATACCCGGAAGGGCACCCCGCTTACCCGCAGGGATCGCGTGTTCCCTGGCTTGCCTCGCAGTCCGATCTCTTCGCGGATGATTGGGTTGTTGTCGAGTAGAAAGACGACTTAATGGATTCGAGTAAATAGAATCCCAAAAATGCAGCGTAAAAAATAGCCATTGGAGACGCCCTGCAAGTATCCACGCGGGGCGTTTTTGACTTAACCTTTGACCATGCTGGAACAGAAGACGGGACAGCATCCACGCCCTAAACGTGGAGGAAAAGGCGAAGATCCAGCACTTAATGGGTCTAGTCCCCCGTCTGTGCCAGATAGCCAGATGCCTATTTTGCCAATCGGGCCGGTTGTAGGCGGATTACAACGTCCCTGGATGACCTTCGGGGATGCCCTGAAGGCCCGGTCCGTGGTGGAGGACGCCGGGGTGGTGCTCTGGGAGGGTGGCGAGAAGACCACCCCCGAGATCAAGCGGGACATCGTGGACCTGCTGGACCAGGTGGACTCCCTGGTGGCCCTGGTGGACCTGAAGGCCGCGGAGCGCCCGGATGATCCCCGGTGGTGGCCCAGCCTGCGGGTGATTCAGGCGTGGCTGGATGAAGACCCCTTCTTCGCCAAGGCCATCGACCAGTGGAAGCACGCCCGGCAGGAGCGAATCCTGGAGCGTGTCATCTGGGATCTGAACGGCAATCCGGCGCCCCTGACCAAGTCTGAGATGGCGCTGCTCAAAGAGCGGGTGAAGTTCGCATCCTCCACGCTGTCGCGGATTGTGAACCGTGGGATGCGCGAGAAGGTGGACGTGGAGACGAACACTAACCACCTCCACCTCCACGCCAATCTCTCGGAAGAGGCTCTTGAGGAGAAGCTGAACCAGCTTCGGAGGAACCCGCAGGTACGGGCGTTGCTGACCCTCAGCGGGACGGACCCGGCCACGGGCCAGGTGATGGAGGCGGAGATCCTGCCCCCGGGGGCTCGGCCGGCGCCTGCGCCGATTGAGTTCCAAGACCCATCAACGCTGGGGGCTTCGCTTGTGGACGGTGAGTCTTGACCGCGCCTGCGAAGTTCCAGGACCAGTCCACATTGGACCCGAGGGACGAGTATCTGGCCCTGGTAGCGGAGAAGGAGCGCCGGTCCAAGCTGCGGAAGTTCGAGCTCTACCAGCCCTACCCGAAGCAGGCCGAATGGCTGAACTGGAAGGTTCCCATCAAGACTATCTTCGGGGGGAACCGCATCGGGAAGACCTACACGGCGGCCTACGAGATGGTGTGCCACCTCACGGGGCAGTATCCGGCCTGGTGGACTGGCAAGCGGTTCTTCACCCCCATCGAGGCATGGAGTGTGGCCGTCACGGCGGAGAGCTCCCGGGAAATCATCCAGAAGGAACTGCTGGGCGACATCAAGACGGCCTTTGGCTCCGGGATGATCCCGCGGGATCTGATCGTGGACTACTCCATGCGCCAAGGTGTAGCCGACACCGTGGATACGATCTGGGTGCGCCACGTCCCCACCGGTGGGATTTCGATTCTGGCCCTGAAGTCCAACGAGCAGGGCCGGGAAAAGATGCAGGGCACGGCCAAGCATGTGATCTGGATCGACGAGGAGTGCGATCACGACGTTTTCACCGAGTGCCGGCTGCGCACGATGACGGTGCAGGGGATCATGATCGTGACCTTCACGCCGTTGAAGGGCCTCACCTCTCTGGCGAAGTTCCTGCTGCATGAACCGGATGCCTCGGTGGTGCGCCGGATCATCATCGGCTGGGACGATGTACCCCACTTGTCCGAAGAGGACAAGCGGCAGATGTCCGTGGGCCTCCTGCCGCACGAGATCGAGGCGCGCCGCACGGGCCTGCCGACCATGGCGACGGGGTTGATCTACCCCTTCCTGGCCAAGGACATCATCGTGAAGCCCTTCGACCTGGAGTACCACTACCCCGGAATCATCGGCCTGGACGTGGCCTATCAGGCGCCCACGGCGGGCGCCCTGCTGCGCTACGACAAGGCCTCACGCACGACCTACCTGGTGGACGAGCACTACCTGGAGCGACAGCCCACGGCGGTCCATGTGGGCGCGATGCGCCGGAAGTTCGGATGCTACCCCGTGCGCATCGACCCCAGCGCGAACCGCGCCGAGCGGGATGGCGAAACCATCATCAAGGAATACCGCGACGAGTTTGGCGACGGCTGGGAAGTGAAGAACGCGAACAATGCGGTCTACGCCGGGATCAACAAGCTCTACAACGCCATGTCCGAGGGCCGGTTCAAGGTCTTCTCGAACTGCACCCACTGGATTGAAGAGTGGTCGAACTACGTCTGGGATCCGAAGAAGGTCAATTCGGATGGTCAGCCGGTCCCTCGCAAGAAGGACGACCACATGCAGGACGCCACCCGCTACGGCTACATGGACATCGGAGATGCCCAGATCGTGAAGGGGAGCCAGTACTTCCGGGGATCGCCCCAGACCTGGACCCCATTGGACCCCGAGACCGGCTACTGACGTGGCCCTGGAGCAACCATGGAAACTCCGATTGCACTCTCCCAAAGCCCAATTCAGTCCCTCGGTGGCGGCATGGCCCCCGGGATGGCTTCCGGTATCCCCCCGGGCCCGGTGCAGCCCCAGGGCCCCGTTTCGACCCAGCCGATAGGTCTCTCAGGCACACCCCCGGGCGGCGCCGAGGACGCGATGGGCACGCCGGATGGCGCCATCGTCGGCACGCATCAGGAGGCCGCGCCCAATTTCCTGGTGTCGATGGTCAACGGCCACTTCGCCACGGCGCGAATGGCGAAGCAGGAACAGGAACGGGTCTGGGAGAAGTGCCACGACAATTACCGGGGAACGGCGCCGCGCCCCGTGAACGAAATGGCGATGAAGCTGCGCTCCAAGGTGACGATGAAGATCACCCGTACCAAGGTGGCTTCTGCGGTCGCACGCCTGAAGGAGATCGGGTTCAAGTGGGGCATCAAGCCCACCCCGGAGCCCAACGTCATCGACTTCACGCCGGTCCAACTGCGAACGGCGCTCACCGACATCCTGGCCTCCATGCAGGACAAGAGCCTGGCGGCGGAGATCCAGGCCGAAATGAACGTGGACGAAATGATGCAGCAGGTCAAAGACCTGGCGCGGTCCAGGTCCGAGGCCATGAAGACCAGGATCGCAGACGACTTCGTGGAGATGCGATTCGATGCGATGTACGACCAGGGGCTCCTCGACATGGGCCTCTACGGCACGATGATCTTCAAGGGCCCCCTCACCAAGGAGAAGAGGCCCGGCCGGTGGATCCGGAAGGGCGGGGCCTGGGGATTCCTGGACGTGGATCCGGACGTGAAGCTCTACCGGCCCGAGGTGGAGAACGTGAGCCCGTGGGACTTCTACCCGAGCCCCGGCGCCTGGATGGTGGAAAAGCTGGAGTGGGCCATCGTCCGCAACGTCATGGGGCATCGAGAGGTGGCGGACCTGGTGGACAACCCCGGGTTCAACGCCGATGAGATCTGGGCCGTTCTCGCGGACCGCACGGGCGCCTGGACCGCGGAGCCGTGGGAATCCCGGATGTTCGCCTCCAACGGCGAGAGCACGGCCCTGGGGATGGGGATGCCCGACAAGTTCGTGGTGCTGGACTGGTGGGGCTACATCAAGGTCTCGGACCTTCGCAGGGCGGGCGGGAACATCGCCAAGGTGAAGGTCTGGAGCAACCTGACGCTGAAGTGGGAAGAGAAGGAGCCCGACGAAAACGAGGTGGTGATCGCCAATATCTGGGTGTGCGGGAACCATGTGCTCCGGGCCTGGAGCGCATCCCTGAAGCCCCGGCGCCTTCCGTTCTTCGTCGTGCCCTACGAGCGCATCCCCAAGAGCCTCTGGGGCCAGGGCGTGGCCTGGATGATGGAGGACTGGGTGGCCGTGATGAACACGGTCTACCGGGCCATGATCGACAACATGGCGATCAGCGCCTTGCCCATCGGTTGGTACGACAAGAGCCGAATGACGAACTCGACTGAGAAGGGTGATTTGTTCCCCGGGAAAATGTTCGAGGTCAAGGACACCGAGCGCTCCGCCATCCCGCCCGTCCAGTTCCATTTCCCGCCGAACAACGTGGCGCACATGCGGATGATCGCGGAGATCGCCCGGGCCAACATCCAGGAAAGCACCTCCCTGCCGGATCTCGTTCAGGGCCTGCAGACCGGCGCCACCCACAACCGCACTGCGGCGGGCATGTCCATGCTGGGCGGGTGGGCCGATGTCTCGACCCGCAGCGTGCAGAAGAACATCGACCAGGAGGCCACGCGGCCCCTGGTGCGCGCCATTTACTTCTGGGAGATGCAGTTCTCCAACGACGACCGGATCAAGGGCGACTTCGACGTGGAGGCCCTGGGCGTCGATTCGGTCATGGCCGACGAGGTGCTGACCCAGCGGGTGATGCAGTGGATCCAGGCGATGCAGCAGAACCCTGCCTCCGCGAAGCGCATCAACTGGAGCCGCGTCGGTGATGTGTCCCTGCGGACCATGGGCATCAAGGACGAAGGCCTCACCTACACCGAGGCCCAGGTCCGCGAGAACGACAAGGCGGATGCCGAGGCGGCCATGCAGATGCAGGCCCAGGCGAACAGCAATCCCGCGCTGCAACCCCAGATGGCGAAAAAGGACTTCCTCCTGAAGTGCTTGGACAGCCTGCCGGAGAACTCCCAGATTGCCCCCCCGCTCCTTCGGGCCGTCCTGAATGAGGCTGGCGAGATGACGCCCGAAATCGAGACGGCCATCAATGCCGAGATGAGAGCAAATGCTGAACTTAACGCAGGAAAGTTGACCGAAACCGACAAGGCAAATCTGGAGCTCGCCAATGCCATTCAGTCCAAGGGTCCAAACGGAAGTCAGCCATCTGCCGCAGGAGGATCTGGAAACAATGCTGGGGCGCAAACTCCGGTCTGATCCCTTCCTAAGGATGCTCCTTGAAGAATTGTCGTTTCGACAAGTAGAGAAGGAACATTGCAAATTAGAGACAGCAACAGGAAATTCTGTTCTCGAAAGTCAGGGGATTATCCGTGGAACACGATTCTTTCTTGAGTTAGCAGACCGAGAAGATGCCAAAAGTGAGCCCCTTGACCAGGGCGAAGTATGGGCGTAAATCAATAACGAAAGCCAAAAATGGCTTTTGTTATCAAGTCAATAGAAAACCAAAAATGCCGGAGGCATTGTGTCAAACGCGGTAATCGAGAGACAGCGTATCTACCTCGAATCTCTTGATAATGGAGATGAGAGTGGAACCGCAGGTGCTCCTACCTCGGACCTTCCCGCGGGCGTTCCCGGCCAGGAACCCCCCGACGCGGATGGTCAGGTAGCAGTTCCGCCCGCTGCACCCGACCTGCGACCCCCCACCCCTGAACCGCAGGCTGGCTCAGACGAGGCCCTGAAGCAGCAGATCACCGTCCTGGAAGGCAAGGTCAAGGAGTACGAATCCTTGTACCAGCGCCAGCACGGCATGGTCGCTCCCCTTCAGCGCAAGACCGCCGAGCAAGAGCGCACCATCGCTGACCTGAAGCGCCAGATCGAAGATCTCCAGGCGTCGGGCAGTGCCGCGCCACCCGCAGCCGCGCAGGTTCAACCCCCTCCCACTTCCCTGAGTGCAGACGATCCGAAGCTCCAGGAGTTCATGTCGATCTATGCCGACATGATCCCCGGGCTTGAGGCCCTGATTCAGCAAAGGGTTGGCGTTGCGGTGCAACCCCACCTCGAGCAGTCCCAGGCCGCCATCAAGTTTGCGGAGCAGCAGCGCCTCCAGGAGGAACGCGCAAGCGTCCTCAAGGAACATCTCGCGCCGCTCTACGCCAAGTATCCCCAGGCCGGGGCTACTGTCGCATCGCCGCAGTTCATCGACTGGGTGGAGAAGCAGTCCTCCTACCTTCGTGACTCCATCGTGGACCGGATCAAGAATCCCGAGAACTACCCCATCCTCGAAGTGGTTGAAATCTTCGACGATTTCTCGCGGACCGGCCAGCAGGCCCCGCCCCCCACGTCTCGCCAGGTGGCTCCGAGCCCCGGCGAAATGGCCATCGATACCCGGAGGATCCCGACCAGCTCAACGCCAGGCGGGAAGCCGGAACCCCAGCCCCTCACACGAGAACGCCTTGCCTACATCAACCGTGAACTCACGGTTAACCGGAGCCTCCACACGGAGGCCGAGATCGCATCTCTGAAACAGGAGATGGAACAAGGTGAGCGTGCCGCGAACTCTGCGGGGTATGGCCTGTCTCCTCGCTTGGACACCCTCTCCCGGTAGTCCAAAAAACAGGAAGCAATCATGTCTCTGGAAAGCCTTGCGAAGACTCCCGCATTGGCCCGCGTTAGCGGTGCCCAGACCAATGCCGGCGTCACCACCCCCGATATCTGGTCCACGAAGCTCAATGTGAAGCTCTACGAGCGGACCTACCTCAAGGACATCACCAACAACGATTGGGAAAACGAAGCCAAGGGCCCCGGCGATACCATCTACATCCGGGAAGTCCCCGACATCCCCATCCGGCGCTACGTCCCCGGCCAGCCCATGAAGCGGGACCGGGCGAAGTACAAGAGCATCCCCCTCGTCATCAACAAGACCGCGGCTTTCGCCCTGGAATTTGAGGACGTGGAGAAGCTCCAGAGCGACCTCAAGGTGCAGGCGGACTTCACCAACGGCGCGACCAAGAACATGGACGAGTTCATGTGCGCCGACCTGCTCCAGACGGTCTACTCCAAGGCCGGGATCACCTTCAACCTCGCCAACCCCACCGCTGACCAGTTCTTCCAGGCCTACATGAAGGCCCTGATGCTTCTGGGCCAGAACAAGGTCAACATCGAGGATCCTTCCCAGCTCTGGTCCGTGGCCCCCTTCCAGGCGTTCTACCTGATGGGCACCGGCCAGCAGACCAAGGCCCAGGAAATGGGTGTGCCCAAGTCCACGGTGCTCAGTGGCAAGCCCAGCGATGCCTTTGCGGGCGTTCGCACCCACTTCAGCAACCAGATGCCCAACGTGGGCGGCAACCTCCAGGTGCTCATCGGCCACAAGATGGCCATCACCTGGGCCATGCAGATGGACCGAAAGATGGAGACCCTGCGCAACCCCGACGCCCCCGGCGACATCGTGCGCGGCATGTGCCTCTACGCCTTCGAGGTCGTCAAGCCCGAGGCCCTGGTCTGCATCAACGTGACCTGGCCCACGATCTAGCGGAACCCGCAGGGGGTGGATTCGCTCCGCCCCCTGCATCCGGTCCTCTCCCCACCTCCACCAACTGAAATCAGGAGTTTCAAATGGCGACTTTCGATTACTCTTTCGGTTCTGCGCCTGGCGTCCAGATGCAGGGCGGCGCCCACACTGGCGTCAACAGCTTCGAGCTGGACTTCGCCGACGCGAAGAAGGCTTTCCCCGCGCTGGCCGCGGCGGACATCCTGACCCTCGGCACCCTCAAGAAGGGGATGTTGGTCAGCCCCTGCCTCGTCGAGACCTTGGAGGCTTCCCAGGTCGGTGCCAGCGACCTCACCATCCAGACCGATGGCGCCGTGGTCATCACGTCCGGGCATGGCATCGACACCCAGGGCGAGATCAGCATTCCCTCTGTGGCCGCTGCGGCGTTCTTCGGGCAGACCACCAGCGTTCCCAAGCTGCTCACCGCGGATGTGAAGGTGAACGTCCTCATCGGCGCCACCCTCCCCACTAAGGGCAAGCTCCGCGTGGCCTTCCCGGTGGACCAGCTCGCCAACTACTAGTACTCGCCCAACCCCGGGGGGGTGACACCACCCCCCCCCCACTTTTCCCCCGGAGGGGTAAGCCATGAACGAAAGCAAGGTCATCAAGGAAATCGTTTGCCTCAAGAGCATCGAACTCAGCACCGGGAAGCCCAGGGTGCTCAAGCCCAGTGACTTCGAAGATGGCACCCAGTGGGAGCGCATCGTGGAGGCCGCCCTTACCGATGCCGCCAGCTACGAGATCCGGCGCGAGACGATCTACACCGAAGAGGAACAGCAGGCCGACCTGTCCCAGATCGAGCTCAAGGACATGGTGGTGATGAGCCGGGAGCGCGTGGCTGATATCGCCACCTTCTACGGGATCAAGGACGAGGGGCAGGGCCGCGCCACGCTCATCGACCAGATCGCGGGCGAGAAGGAGAAGGAGGCCGAGGTGATGAAGCGAGTCGCCTTCCCGCCCCACCCCCCCGTCAAACCCCTGCCTGAACCCAAGGTCACCGGAACCAACGCACCGGCCCTGGACAAGGGCGGTGAGGCTGGCGCCGGTAGCGGCGAGTAGGCGAAGCACCACAACCAGGAGCGGGACATGGCCGGGATCATCCTTCGAGAGTTGTACCCACGGGTCACGTCCCGCTCCGACATTCTTCCCGGCGCCATCCGGGCGGCCCTCATCGACGCCGCCATCCAGGTATGCCGAGACGCCAACCTCCTACGGGAGACCGTGTTCGCAACCCTCGCGGCTGGGCAGAGCACATTGAAGGTTCCGACCCCGACGGGCCGGGAGTTGACCCGGGTGAACCAGGTCTACCGGCGAGACCCGCTGAACAGTTCGGACTGGGTGAAACTGGGCGAAATTGCGCCGGTCTACTTGGAAGAGCAGGGCATCCACCCGGAGAGCCGTGTACCTCAGGCTCCGCTTGCGTGGGGCCTTCGGGGGGATCTTCTCAACTTCCAGGATCCCGCGGATCAGGTCTACCCGATCCGGATTCAGTATTCGTGGGCGCCCTTGAGGTCTTCCCAGCCCGAGACCTTCGATATCTCCACCGGTGCCGAGAACGCGATTATCGCCTACGCCCGCTACATCCTGCTTCAGGATCGTGACCCGCGTGCCTCCCTGGTCGCCAATGGGGTCTACATCGACGAGCTCACAGGGCTGCGCGCCTCGAGCGAGAACGGGGACAGCGGGAACCGCTCCATCTTCGACTTTCTTCCTTTCGAGGGGTGAACCGTGGATCTTCAGGCCCTCATCGACCTAACCCGGAGCCTTGCGGGAGACCCTAAGTTCGAGGGGAACTCCACGGCCTGGGAGGATGACGAGATCGTGCTGGCCCTCAACTGGGCCCAGAATCGCTACGCGGAGGTCACCCACTGCACCTATGAGGATGCCGCTTCCGCCGCCCCCAGCGATGCCGCAGGCATCTTCACGGTGCCTGCGGGGTTCATCCGGGTCGAGCGCGTCAACATCCCCGAGATGGCCCGGAGCGCCCCGGTGGCGACCCTGGCGGTTGTTGTCTCGGCGCCGAACAACTCGGACGTTGTGGCCAGTGTCCCCCTTCAGCCTGGAGCCTCCTACTTCTGGAACGTGGCCGGTGGAACCATCAAGACGGGGCAGGGCACGAATGCGATCACCTTCACCAGCATGGCCGTCCCAGGGAGTGTGGCGACGGTGTGCTGCATCGTCTCTCTGTCCGGTCAAGTGGCGACGGCGCAGAGCGATGTAGTTCTGACTTAGGGGGATCTGATGCCTGTTCTGGACATGACAACCAAGGCCGCCGAGGACTTCCGGAATCCCTCCTGGAGGTCAGAGACAGGCTACCCCACCAAGGTCATGGGGCTGGATGGGAACCGGATGCAGTTCTGCCCCCCCATGGCTGGCCTGACGCCAATAGTGGGGTTCCTGTCCGCTCCCGACCCGCTTCTGTTGGCCAGCCCTACGGGCACCCCGGACGTGCGGATCCCGGAGGCGCACCACGCGCACCTACCCCTCGCCGCGCTCTATCTGCTGCTGACCAAGGACGGCCCCAAGAAGGATGTCGCCAAGGCCAACAAATACCTCCAGGACTTCATGCAACTGATCGGAGCCCCCGATGTCCGAAGCAAAGACGTATCAGCAAGCAAGTGAGCCTTCGGATCTGACGCCGGGGACGACTTGGCTTCACGACAACGGGAAGGCCTACATCCGAAAATTGGACCTCACATGGAACTACGTTGGGGAGTGGGAGCTGCCCAATTTCCACCACCTTCACTTAGAAGGCGGGTCGATGCTCGGGCCCATTGGCGGTGCTCATGGGTTGTGCCATTCCCACAACCCTGCATTCACGGGCACGGCCACGCTCAATGATGTGGATCTCGCGGACAAGCAATGGATTTCGACCCAGCTAGAGGATCTTAGGTCCGTCCTCGAGAACTACATCTCCGGGAAGATGGGGGGCACGTCTGGAAATGTGACGGTCGGAAACAACATGGCCATCGGCTTTGGCACCGTCCAGGACGGGGCCACCATACCGCTCCCAACCTACGCGGACAACACGCGAGCCAGCAAATCGGAGGTGTGGGGGGTGTTGCCCTCCATTAAATCCATGGTTGGCTCCAATCACCCCTATGTCGCGTTCCAATACAACATGACGTGCAGCGTAGACGCGAACCTCGTCGCATCCTCGAAATGGAGCGGCGGTGGGTACGTTCACGAGGCCGGCCAAAGCCAAATCAACTACATCATCATCTGTAAGAGATAGGCCATGTCTCGATCCTTCCGAGTGGACTTCACCAAGGGAATCAGTGCCATCGTGGACCCGAGTCTGCTTGGGGATGGATTCGCCGTGATGGTGGATAATGCGGACGTTTCCGCGTTCGCGGCCTCCTCTTATCGAGCTCCCGTCTTTCGCCGGGAAGTCCCACCTGGAACAAAGCATGTCTTTGAGTACCGTGGGAAATGGTGGTTCTCGTCGGAACATCGCGTGTGGGCGGCTGAATTTGTAGGCCGTCAGGAACGCCTCTACTACACCGAGTCGGGCTATGCGCCGGGCGAAGGCAAGATCCCGATGAAGATCATTGATGGCGTGGCGGCACCCCTCGGCCTTCCACGCCCCTTGGCTCCTGTGACCGTGGACAAAGGGGTATCGACCGAGCCCCCCGGCTTGACCCTTGCGCTGGGGCCCGTAGGCAGTGCTTTCCAGGAGGACAGCACTTCAGCCACCTACCGTATCGGCTATCGGACAGCAGAAGGGCTCCTCCCTCCTGGACCCGCCATCACCATCGCCATCCCGAAAAACAGGACCGCCATTCTTCAGTGGAGCGCGCCCAAGTTGGAGGCCGTGGTCAAGGTGGTGATTTACGGCCGCACATCCGGGAAGGAGCAGATCCTGGAAGAACTGGCACCTGAGATGTCCCAGTTCATCGATGACGGAAGCCTTTCACCACACGGTGAGTACGCGTCAAACCTGGATGCCCAGGATGTTTATTACTACTTCCACACGTTCATTCGTGACGTGAACGGGCATATCGATGAGAGCGGCCCGAGCCCGTTGACCGGGCAAATCAACACCAGTGGCGTGCGGAGGATAACTCGCAACCCTCAGTTCGAGGGGATGGAAAGCGGCACATCGGTCTTGGGTGCAGCGGCCTACAAGACCGCAACACCCCTGGAAATGTGTGGGTCCATGCTCTCTCCCGTTTTCCGGCGCCGCATCATCACCACAAAAACGGTTCACGCCCTCGCCCAAGGGGATGAGGTCGGGATCGTCCAGAAGAAGGCGGCGCCGAGTGAACACACGGCCAAGCAGGTTTTCACGGCCACTCTGTTCGACTCGGAGCTTGCCGCACCCACGATCACGGGGTTTTCTGCAGAGACCGTCCCGCTTTGGGCCTCTGGCACGACGCTGAACGTGCGAGTTTCTGCGACCTGGATTGAAACGGGGGAGGGCCCGCTGGATGAATATGGGAATCCGACCTACGTGGATATTCCTCACGAAACGGCCCCATCGAGCATCGTTTCCTTCACGACGAACGCATCAATGCAGGCCCTTGTTCGGTGGACGGCTGGGGAGAATGAGCGCACCCAAGGGTTCAATATCTACGTTAACGGCGTTCTGAATTGCCAGGTGAGCGCGGACAAGCTCAGTGCCCAGATTGGACCCGCATCCGGTTCCACCCCCATTCCAACGATCGTAGAAGGGAACTCGCCGACGATTGTGAGCGTGGGGGATCCTGGATTGATCCCTGTAGGCACTCAGGTTGTCGCCAAGGTCACAGCGTTCCGTGGCTCTGGATGGGGGGCGTGCTTTGGAGGTGCGCCGGCTGAGTCCCTGCCTTCCTCGTCTTCGACCATCACCACAACCCATGGACTGGCATCCCTCCGCTGGAGCCCTTCATCTGGTGACGCCGATGGATTCCACGTCTACCTGGATGACAAGTGGATCGCTACGCTTCCGGCTACGGTGCAGTTCCTGGATTTCCGACCTTCCGTGGGTGATGCCGCGCGCCCGACCCCGGTCTCTAATGGATCGCGCAATCGTGTATTCCACATCGCAGACGACCCCTCCATGGTGTGGTACCCGGAGCTCGCGGCCCAGGCACCCATGGGGTTTGGGGGTATCGCAAAGCCCGTAGAGACACGCATCGTCCAGACCGCGCATGGCCACGCCAAGGGAGATCTGCTTTCCTTTTCAGGATATGAGGAAATCGACGGGCCTCATGTGGTCTCGCGGGTGGCGAATGCCGACGAGTTCTATATCGAGGTCTTGACAGAGGTTGATGATGCAACCTCGAGCACGCGCAGGTATTCCGCCACGGGCGAGGCCTTCCGGTTCGTGAAGCAATGGGCGCTCTACGTCCAGAGTGGAACCACGGGTGGGGTTCCTCTTCAGCAGGGGGTATACCCCATCGAGCAGACAGAGGTGATCGATGGGAAACCTGTATGGGCCCTATCGGTGACTTGCCCATCGGCCTACTATGCCCAAACACCCGAGGGCCCGGTGGCCGTGGAGTTCGAGCCGCCGCCCCGCGGATTCCGTCACCCGACCCTGCACAATAGTTGCCTGTGGGGCATCGTGGACAATGCCGTGGTCTGGGGCCCAGTAAACCGCCCAGACGCCTTTCCCAAGGCCTTTAGGCGGGACTTCCCTTTCCCGCCCGTGGCGCTGGCCTCCTATGCCGGCGCGCTGGTGGTTCTTCTCCCCAATGGCATCGGGCGATTCGATGGAACCGACCCTGCCAATATGTCCTTCTCGATGACCGCCGCGAGGGACGGCTGCAACGCGCCGAACAGCGTGCAGCACACGGCGGCTGGGTTGATGTATTCGTCCTCTCGGGGGCTCATGGCCTTCCAGGCTGATATCAATACCTCCGTACCCATTACCGCCCACCGCATAGACCCGTCTCTGTTCTCATCCGCCTCATCCACAAGTGAGGATGGATGGCCCGGGTGGTGGATCCCCACCCGATCTGCTGCTGCCTGGGCGAAATGCACGCGAGAGCTTCCGTCTGCAGATGGTCAGCAGCGGGAACGCATGATCGACGAAACACTTCCCATCAACGGAGTTCTCGAGGACATCAGGAGCTTCTACTGGCGGGGTCGCTACTACATCTATTTCACGGGCTCGAGGTTCGGAAGGCACGGAACCATCATGGTTGATACGACCCGTAGGAGCGAAGCGGGGTACCCGGTTTTTCATCTTGGGCTTCGTCCCAGCCATGCTCACGTCTCATCCACTGACAAGGCCTTCATCCTTTTGAACGTGGATGGTGGGCTTAATAACGATATGGATGATCCAGATAATCCTATTCCAAACATTGATGACGGCTGGCTATATACTCTCAAACTTAAGAAAGCAGACCAGCCTATTGGGTCCACTCCTGATCAAGTGCTTGAAATCCAGCGGCGCAACCTTAATGACCCGAAGGATGGAACTTTCTATCGATACTGCAAGGTGGACAGCATCGCCAGTGAACTTTCGGACTTGAATTGCCAGCTATTCGTCGATGACGGGAAATTCTACATTAGCGCGGTGGTTGGCCCCACCGGGAGAGCTGGCAATGCTCTCCATATCAAGGAGTGGGTGCTTGAGTCCATCGGTCCCGGAGAAGACAAGCAGGGCGTATTCTCTGTTATGCGCGAAGATTCGTTTTCTCTTGAGGAAACGCTTGCGCCCGTAGGCTCAAACCCGTGGCCTGACCTGGGTTTCATTACCCTGGCAAGCAACTACGTTTTCTATAGCAATCAGATGTTCGCCACGGACTCTACCTCAGTGGGCGCAACTTATTCAGGGCTAGTCACCTGGTCGCATATTCCACCGATGGGCACGGCCTTCATGGTCGAGTCTTCAACAGTTAAGTCAAACCTCCTGATGATGCCCTACCGAAGCGGGTGGTCAGGGGTGACCGTGACGGAGGTAGTGAGGCCAAGGATTGGGACGCTTTATATCACTTCAGACCCTTCATATATAAATTTAACCAAGGTGCAATCTTTTCATCATGAGATCCAAACAAGTATCGGGTCTGTTCTCACTGGAGTAAACGCACCAATATCTATTCAAGCGAATTCAAATAATGATTGGTATAGTGCTGGGTTATCGCAATATTCAGGTTTTGTACCAGACCTAAATACTACGGTGTCTTTTGGCCTTCCTAGTTTTGCCACCAACAATTTTACAATGAAGGTGCGAGGCCTATTGTTCAATCCATCCAACATTGAGGATTATCGGGAGGCCACGACAACAAGATTTGTCTCTGGCGGTTCCGTCCAGGCTGCAAAGAGCCCGGACACGCTATCTGCCATCAATATCAATAACCCACTGAAAAATGCTGCGTTAGTCGGGGTGTGGGGCAGAGGTGGCGAGCTTGGCGTCTATAAGCGGGCAGACCAATCGAGCTTTGATATGTGTTCCGACTTTTTCTGCATAAAGCCGTCTGACGTAATGGCAGAAACGCCTTACAGTATATGGTCATATATCCAGGATGACGGCAAAATTAAACACTTTGAAAAACTGAATACTTCCGCTCCAGAGCTTTGGATAGACGATGTTAAAATTAAGACATACGGAGAGTCTGAATCGATTCAATAGGTGATCGGAGTATTTCATGTTTAGTACTCTAAAATTACAGAAGTGCCAGCTATCCAGGGATAACTCTTTGGCTGGGATCATTGATGATGTGAATAATTCCCAATTCCTGAGCGAACTATCATTCGATGAAGGCGAAAAAATACCGTTTGTGATACGAACCGGGCCAATGAGCAAGCCAGACCCAGGGGTGATGAAGCGATATGAGGCCGTGGAGATCAACGGGGCTGGTGTGGCTTTTGTGATGGTTTGGATCCAGGAGCGGCTCGTGGCCTGGGGAACCCTGTTTGCTCAAGAGGGCCCCAAACTGCCACGCCGCCTAAATATTCCGAGGGGATTGGGGAACGGCTATGGAATTGACGTTTACATTGCGATGCAGGGGCGCCTGACCGGGTTGGAGATTTTATTTGAAGTCCTCGGCGGGGGGGAATCGTGAGCAGTGGGCTCATCCCGAACGGTGTTACCCAGGCTGAACTGACTCGGCTCTTTGGCGAGGTTGCTGCCCGATTCCGCTCTCTGGAGGGGGCGCTTCAAGCCCGTTCGCAAACCAAGCCTCAACCGGGTGTGGTGAAACCTGATAGAGCATCCAATAGCCCCGTGCTGGGGGATCCAGGCCCTGCTGGACCCACTGGCCCAACAGGGCCTCCAGGATCACCTGGAGCTCCCGGTGAACAAGGCCCAGTAGGGCCAGTTGGACCCGTTGGGCCTGCTGGTGCCCATGGACTTGGCCCCGCTCGGGCTTCGGCAACCTGGACCACGGGAGCACTGGCGACTGGGAGCACGGAGACTCAGGACGTGACGCTTGCGAAAACCGCACGGCTCTACAGGATAACGACCACTCGCCCTGCTCGGGTCCGGCTCTATTCGACGGCTGCGGCGCGAACGGCGGATGCCTCACGCCCTCCCACTACGCCCCCAAGCCAGCCATCGGACTGTGAGCTTCAAGTGACCACCGAGACCGGGGCGCTCACGGTGCTGCTGAAGGAGGCCAGCTTTGCCAACCAGGACAGCCCCGTGACCAATGCGGCCTACCTCTCCGTGACCAATCTCGGCGGAGTAGGAGAGGTCGGCGTGACAGTTGTTTTTCAGGATCAGGAGGCATAGGTGGCGACCAAAACGGGCAGTCTTGCGCCTACAAATTCGACCGCAGCCGCCATCCAGGCCTGGACCACCTGGATAGCATCCGGCATCGTGGAGGTCGGGTGGGTCCAAACCTCCGACACTGGGCAGTGCAACACGGCCACGCTTTCGACCCCCGGAGCGATCCAAACCTCAGTGGGCTACCAGATATTCCGCATGGCGGATGCGCTCCAGGCCACGGCTCCGGTATTTATGAAGGTAGAATTTGGGTCCGGAGCAGCCGTCAACAATCCTTCCCTGTGGATCACGATAGGCACAGGGTCCGATGGGGCCGGGAACCTCACTGGAATCCGAATGGCGCGGTCACAACTGACATCTACCGCGTCAACCATTTCGTACGCGTGTTATATGTCTGGTGCCTCGGGTCGGTTGGCTATAGCCCTGTGGGTGGTCGTAAACACTTCAATGGCGATCATCGTCGAACGCACTCACGATGTGGCTGGAGCAGATACAGGTGACGGCCTGACTGTGAACCTGTTGTTCGGGAGCACGAAGACATCTCAATACCTACCCTCCTCGGGCACCATCCCCACGGCCTATGCCAACTGGAACGTGATAACCCCTCCATCCGGGAATGGTGCGCTGAGTCCCAACGTCTATTTTTTCCCGATCCGGTGCTGGTCCCCAGGAGAGACATTTCCCATTCTCGGCGCCATCGCCTATGTGGCCGGCGACTTTGCCAATGACGGGACGTACCTGGTACAGGGGTTTGACGGCGGGAATAGGACATACATTGCGCTCGGAAATAGACTAACGGTAGTCGGTTACGGTGGCACGTCCAACTGTATCGCCATGAGGTACGACTGATGGCCTATCTATGCCCCGCCCCTACCCCAAATGCTGTCACACGACTCGCCAACGCCCCCAGGGTGAGCGTTGGCATTGTGACCTCGGGCGGTGGCCCTGTGACTCTCCCCACCACCGGGCAGCAGTGGCCTCTGCCCGTGAAGTAGGTGCGAAGCGATTGCCCTTGTTATTAAATAGCCGGATGCCTATATTGAAAATAGCCAAATGGCTATGCGCCAACCCTACACGATCCGGTGAAATGAGATGCTGCGCCTCGCAACCTCCACGGACATTCCAGAAATCAACCGGATCTTGAACCACCCGGACGTGTACCGCTGGGCCACCATGGGCAAAGACATGGGGCCCATGGACATCACCCCTGCCTTCGATCAGGTCCATGTGCTGCTGGAGGATTCGGGGGGAGGCTGCATCGTCCTCGATCCCTACAGCGAAGACACCTTCGAGGTTCACACCTGCCTTCTGGACGGATTCCACGGGAAGATCGCGGAGGAGATCGCCCGGGACACCGTTCGTTTCGTGTTCGCGGAGACGGGCGGCATGGAGATCCTGACGAACATCCAGACGGAGAACAAGGCCGCGGACCTGTTCGCCCGGCAGTGCAGCGGGTTCATCCGGATCGCTGACGCGCCCGATCTTCGCTCGTACCAGCTTCGCATCGAACGCTGGCCCTACCTCGACGCTGGCTTGGAGACCTTCTGCCCTGCGGAACTGGGATCCATTGCGCTGGACGCCCACCATCGCCGCCTGTTCGGGGCGCTCATGCTCACCTCGCGGCGGGGATTCATGGGGAAAGCCGTCGCGGTGTACAACAAACACGCACGCCTCCAGGGGTATCTCCCGGTCGAGGTTTGCGGCTTGGATAGCCTCACGGTCGGAGGCCTGACTATCCACTTTTTGGGCAACGATGCCTACCAAGTGGGGGAGTTATGCCAGTCGCAGTCGGAGTCGCAGGCGTCTTAGTCAGCGCCTACTCCACCGTTCAGGCAGGCCAACAGCACAAGCGCGCCATGGCGCTCCAGCAGTCCGCCCTTCAGGCGGATCAGGCTTTTCGTCAGCAGCAGCTTGACGAATACGAGCGCAACTACGGCCCCATTCGGGACGAACTCACCAAGCAGGCGAGTTCGGAAAGCCCGCTGAATCTGGGGCCCACCTGGTCCAAGATCCAGGCCAATTTCGACCAGGCCGGGCGCAACAACGAGATGTCCATGGCCCGCAAGGGCATGTTGGGCTCGGGCCTGGACCAGAAGAACACCCTGGAGACCGGACGTGCCTACGCGCTCTCCAACGCCTTTGGCCAGGGCCTCCAGGCCAGGGATTCCCTGCGGGAGCGCCTGCTTGCCGCCGGTAAGCAGATGCCTGGGCAGGTTGGTCTGGTGGCCCAGGGCAACCAGAACGTGACGGATTTCTACGGTCAACAGGCTGGGATGTGGGGGAACGCCGCAGGGCAGGGCGCCCAGGGTCTCGCGTCGAGTTTGGGCGCTCTGGGATACGCCTTCGGGCAGCGCCAGCCGACAGGCCAGCAGGCCGCCCAGATGCCGGATCTTTCTACGATGGTGGACTCCCAGATGGTGAAGCAATCTCTGGGTGGAAGCCCGATCACCTTGGGAAACATGACGCCGAGCTTCGACGGTTCGAGCTTGCCGCTGTCGCTGGGGGGGTACTAACCATGGCTTCGCTTGGGATGATTCTCGCGGGGAGCGCCATCGGCCAGGGTGCGAACAACTTTGTTCGGAGCCAGACCCAGGGTGCCATGGACCGCCAGCGGCTCGACCAGAGCATCGCGCAGGCGGGGCAGACCCAGAAAGAGTGGGATCACCGGAACACCGAAATGGACCGGATCCGCCAGCAGCACCAGATCGAGGACCAGAGCCCCGAGGGTGAAACGGACGAGGACCGCCTGAACAAGTTGGCGGATATCGCCCAGCAGGGGAACCGGGGAGACCTGGAGCGGAAGTACCGGGCCGCGGCCCTCAAGGCAAGAGAAGACACCCAGCTCAAGAACATCGCCAGCGCCTCCCGCGCCATCACCCTGGGCCAGTTCGAGCCTGCGACCAAGATGCTCAACCAGACCGGGCTCTTTGGGAACATCCACGGCATCGCCCTGGCGGATGATGTGGAACAAGACCCCTCGGACCCGACCTATTCGGTGTACGCCGCGGGGGGTGTGGGCCCGGATGGCAAGCCGACGCGCGGGAACCCCGTGCATGTGACCCAGAAGATGCTCTACGCGCTCCAGGCCAAGCCCGGGGATGCCCTGCACTGGATGGCCTACGCCCAGGCCCAGCAAGGGAAGCGAGACGCGACCGACCGCAACTTGGACCGGAAGGACGAGGAACTCAGACTCAAGAATGAGAAATGGCTCCGCGACTACGAACTATCGATTCGACGCATCAATAGTTCTGGCGGTGGTCGTGGCGGTGGTCGCCCCTCCGATTTCCAGATCCGGTTCGGGATGGCAAAGAAGACCATCGGGCAACCCGGGGGCTTCGCGGACGAGCGGGCGGCGGCGGAGTGGGCCCAGGATCCCAACCGCGGCACCAAGGAGAACTGGATAGCCCTCAAGCTGGCGGCCCAAGTCCGGGGTGATATCTACAACGATCCGAAGACCGGAAGCAACCAGAAGGAAGTGGTGGGGGGCATCAAGGACGTGGCTGCAGAGTTCCGGCAGTCTCCCATCGGGGCTCCTGCCCCTGCTCCCCCCGCATCGCCCAGGCCCGCCCCTCAGGCTGGCCCTGACTTCAAGGCCTTGGGCTTCAAGGCCCACGGCAACGGGTCATGGCAGAACCCGAAGACGGGAGTGTGGTTCAAGACGGGCCCGGACGGGAAACCGCTGGCCTGGTCCAAGACCAAGAGCGCTTGGGTGCCCGTTCAGTAGAAAGGAATCGAGATGCCTGGGTTCGATCCGAATTTCAATCCGGACTTCAATCCTGACGCGCGCGCGCCTGAGGCGAAGCCTACCTTCAACGCGGATTTCAACCCTGATTTCAACCCGGATGCGGTGGCGCCTGCTGCGGCCGGCGCCAACATCGACCACCCCATCCCGGTCAACCCTTACCGAAGGAACGTCCAAGTCAACCCGGATCCTGAGGCCCAGAAGTCAGCCGGAACATCCGTTCTGGCGTCCATCAACAAGGGGATCATCCGACCCGCCCAGGAGATCGTGGGCGCTGGCCTTGGTGTCGTGGAGGCGGCAGGCCTCACTCTGAACGATCTTGTCTCGCCCCTGGTTGGAACGACCACGGTGGATGAAGCCGGGAGGCGCGCCTGGAAACGCTGGACCAAGCCCGTTTCGAAGGAGACCCTTCCGGCTGCTGCCGACTTCATGGAGCGCCAGCACCAGACGGACGAGTATTTTTCGGAGAGCATCAAGAAGCCGAAGGCCATCACGCGACCGGACGGTAGCACCGATTGGGCTGCGCTGAATCCGGTCGAGAACCCTTGGCTTTACACGAACATTGTGGCCGAGAACGCGCCGATGTTGGCCGTCCAGATGGCGACGGGGTGGAGGGCCTACAACTCCGCGATTCTGGCAGGCAAGTCTCCCGAGGTGGCTGCGCGGGTTGCGGCGGCGACTTCGGCCAAGCTGGAAGGCACTCAGATTGGTGCCGATGCCTATCGGTCCGCATTGGAAAAGGGGCTCGGGCCAGCAGAGGCCGCCCTTGCCGCATCGGCCGAGGCCATTCCAGCCACCTTCATAAGCCAGGGCCTGCCCGGGGGCAAGGGCCTTCTGGCGAAGCTGGAGGCCAAGGGGACGACTGGTCTAAAGCGGAAGCTGGCGGAGATTGCCGCCGAGGGCACGGAGGGGGTTTTCTTCAAGGGCGCGGCCAAGGCTGCAGCCAAGGGGGGTGCGTCTGGGCGCGCCGCGAGGCTGGCCCTCGGGGGCATCACGGAGGCTATCGAGGAAACGGGCCAGGGCGAGGTTGGCATGGCCGTCAGGCGGACCTACGACCCCGAGGCCTACAAGAACGCGAACGGTGAGCGGATCACCAATGCGCTTGGCGGGCTCCTTCTTGGAGCTCCCATGGGGGCCATGGTGGGCCCAGGCGCTACTGTCGAATCTGAACACGTCGAGAATTTGCGCAAGGTGGCCGAGCAGACGGCCCGGGTCGCGGAGCAGCACCCCCTCGTGGAGAGCGCCCAGCAGGACGCCCAGGCGGCCCAGGCGCTCCTCAGCGAGGCCCAGGCCGACCTCGGCGCCGGGAGTGCCGCCCTGCAGCCTCAGGCACCTCCTGCGCCCGATATGGCCCCGCAGGCACCCGAGGCAGTAGTACAGGATTCCTTGACACCTGATCCAACCGTCAAGGAATCCTTGACGGTTCCCGGCGATCCTCGTCACGAGAGCCTTCCGGTGGAAGTCGATCAGCGGCAGGGCGACCGTAGGCAGGATCCGGCCTTCCGGAAGAACGTGGCCGAGATGAGTCTGGAGGAGACGCAGCGCGTCCTCCTCACCAGCGAGAAGACGGGACTCCCCAACCGGCGCGCCTGGGACGAGGCGCAGAAATTGGCCCCCAAGCCGGTCAAGGCTTCGATGGATGTTGACTCCCTCAAGTGGGTGAATGACAGCCTGGGGCACGGTGCGGGTGATGAGCTCCTTGCCTACATGGGCGATGCCCTGCGGGCCGCGGGCCTTGGCGAAGATGCCTTCCATGTGAGCGGGGACGAGTTCTGGGCGCACAGTGACAGCGAGGAGGCTTTGGCTGGCGCGATGGCCAAGGCCGACGAATACTTAAAGGCGAACCCGGTGGTGTTCAACCTGCCGGATGGATCGACCGTTAGCTATACCGGGGGTTTCAGCTATGGCGCAGGACCAGAACTCAATGCCGCAGAATCAAAGCTCCAGGCCCACAAATCCGAGCGAGAGCGCACCGGCCAGCGTGCCGCCCGTGGCGACCAGCCCCCGTCCGTCCAATACAGTCATCCCGCCCGGCCCGAACGCGCTCCAGAGGTTCTCGGAGGAGAACCCGGGAGTGTTGGAGAACTGCCTGGGAGTGACGATCAGGGGCAAGTTCCACCCGAACCCGAACCACAAGCCCAGCAAGTAGAGACTCCGCAGCCGAAGGAAGACCCCAACGCCCAGGCCGATGAGATCCTTGCACGGATGACGCCGAAGGATCGGGCGGAACTGGATTCGCTCGGGGCAGAACTGGCATCCATCGTCGCCAAGCCCCTGAACAAGATGAACCCGAAGATCCGGGCCAAGTGGAACGAGAAGCAGGACCAGATCCGGGGCAGGATGGCGGAACTGCGGCAGAAGTATGAGGGCAAGGGCAACCCTCTGGATGTCCCCGAAACCAAGTTCGGGAACATCCAGGAAGTGAAGGAAGGAGACACCTTCACCCACGAGGGCCGGGAATACCGGATGCACGTCACGGATGACGGCCAGGTGAAGACCCGGGATCTCACGCTGAAGGGCGGACTGCCCATCGTGCGCAGCTGGGGCACCGTCGCCGAGTTCGAGAAGGAAACTGGGATCAAGGTGGGAGGGCAGGAGACCGAGGCGAAGTCCGGTATGGGTGGGGCCGACATGAGTGCCCAGGAGCAGAAGGAACTCGAAGCCCGCCAGATGGAGGCGATGAGGGGGCTTGGAACCTCGATCCAGACCAAGAGATTGCTGACGTTCAACAAGGATAATGACCCGGATGGACAGCGGAGGGCCGCGACCCTCTATTCGCTGGTTGCCACTCAAGGGCTCGATCTGTCCCGGGAGGGTGGCCGGGAGATTCTTGAATCCATCGGTGGAACCGTCGAAACGCGGACGCCAGAGCCTCGCTCGACCCGAGAGGCCGACTGGTGGACTGTGCACCTTCCCATCCAGGATGGCCAAACGCGCACGCTCAACATTCAATGGATGGAGCCTACCCCCGAGGCCGCAGCCAAGCACCGTCCAGGGCAACCATCCGGTGGCGCTGGGTGGTCGATGCACCCTGATTGGGGATGGAAAGATCCCATCATCGCACCCATGGGCATGTCCTTGGTAGCCGGTCGGCACACCAAGACCCAGGAGCCCATCTGGACGGTCAAGATGGCGGATCGGGTTTCCGATGAAGCATTCTCTGCACTGAGGTCCAAAGCGAAGGACCATGAGGGACGCTACTCCAGCTACCGAGGGAATGGGGCCATCCCTGGATTCATCTTCAAGAGTGAGGCCCAGGCCAAGGCCTTCATGGGGATCAAGGCCGAGCCCGCGCCGGAATCCGCAGAAGTTGCGGAAAAGCCCGCGAACTGGCATGTCACCGAAGACGGGGGCCGGAAGTTCGCCGTGGGCAAGGAGAAGCATGTCATCCCTCCGGAGCGTTCGGACCTCATTGCGCGCTTCGACAAGGCGAAGGACATCCATGACAGGCGCCAGGCCCTGGTCACGGAAGCAAACATCCCTGATTCCGCGGCTCGGAACCGTCGCCACGAGGAGATCGGGGCGGCTTTCGCGGCAGAGAAGCGGACCATTGCCGAGGCCCTGATGCCGGAGGATGAGCCCAAGGCCAAGGGGGAAACCCTTGCGAAACAGGTCAAAAACGACACAATTACAGAGGATGGAGCTACCAATGGCCCAGAGTCCAAGCCTGACCAAGGATCCGAACAGACCCGTGACGTTCCGAACGAGCGGTCTGGATCAGGCCGTGCTGGAGTATCTGAGGGAACAGGATCCGGAGGGCATCCTGAAACTGGAGCAGGCGGCGGTGGAAAACCGAGTGGCCGAGGTGCAACTCCAGAAGCAGATCGACAAGAAGTCGTCGGAAATCCTGAACCGAGCCACGGTGATGGTGAACGTGCAGGGGTTGAGTCCGGAGGAGGCTCTGCTGCTGGCAACCCGGTACACCCTGGAACCCGATCAGGAGTAGCCAAGCCCTTCCGGGTGGACCGGGATGAGCTCAAGGCCACGAATCTCAGCACGGAAGCAGGGAAGAAGCGGGCCGCCAAGGGGAACCTGGAGGCCATCCGCACCCTGAAGAAGCTCCAGGCCGAAGGGCGATTGGACCAGGCGACTCCCGCCGAGCAGAACACCCTCTCCAAGTGGGTGGGCTGGGGCGCCCTGGGGAAGGCCGTAGACTATGCCTTGGCCCGCACCTTTGAATCCTATACGGAACGCTATGGGGATGACGCTGGGCGCTACATGGGCGAAGAGGCCCGGAAGTGGGGCGAGGAATGGCTGGAGATCCATAAGCAGATCCGCGACGAGATCGGCGAGGATGGGCTAAGAAAGGCCAAGGCCTCCACCATCAACGCCCATTACACGGCGCCGGATGTGGTCTCGGCTATGTGGGATATGGTGGGCCGGTTCGGCTTCAAGGGCGGCGCCGTTCTGGAGCAGAGCGCCGGCAGCGGTCTCTTCTTCGGGCTCATGCCGGAAGGTCTCCGCGGCCAGTCCAGCTTGACGGGCGTGGAACTGGAGCCCTTCACGGCGGATCTGCTGAAGGCTCTCTATCCCGAGGCCGATATCCACAAGGGTGGCTATCAGGATGCCAAGATCCCCAGCAACAGCGTGGATCTAATCGTGGGCAACGTGCCCTTCGACGAGAGCACCCGCATCGAGGGCATGGCCCTGCACAATTTCTTCTTCAAGCGCGGCATCGACCAACTGAAGCCGGGCGGCATCATGGCGGCCATCACGAGCACCGGCACCATGGACGCCATGAACAACAGCCACCGGAAGATCATCGGCGAGAGCGCCGACCTGGTGGGGGCCATCCGCCTGCCAAACAATGCCTTCTCCAAGAACGCAGGGACGCAGGTCACGACCGACATCCTGGTGTTCCGCAAGCGGAAGGGCGCTCAGAGGTTCGATGGCGCCCAGGGCTGGGCGGGGACGGTGGACCTGGGTATCGGGGACAACCGAGAAGGTCAGGAAGTGGTCGTCCACATGAACGAGTACTGGTCGAGGAACCCCGAGCAGATCCTGGGCGTCCCGGTGGTCAACACCATGTACCGGGATGGCGGCGGCCAGATGTCCGTGGAATGGAAGGGCACCCAGGACGAGTTTTCCCGGGCGCTCCAAACGGCCATGGCCCGCCTTCCTGAGGGGTGGGCGGAAAGCGGCGTGCCCACTCGGGTACTCCAAGAGAGCAAGGAGGCTCATGGCCCCGTGGGAGATGGGGATGTGTCCCTCCGGGGTGGGATCCCCATGGTTCATTCGGAAGGCACCTGGCTGACCCCGGCGCAGTACGGCGGCGCCAAGAGTGCGAAGATCATCAAGGAAATGAACCAGAGCGCCCAGGTCTACCTGGATCTCATCAAGACTCTGGATGAACTGCGGACCAAGGAAGGCACCGACGCCACGGACGCCGAACTGAAGCCCCTGCGCAAGGAACTGAATCGCCTCTACGACGCCTTCGTGGACCGTCGCGGCGGGAAGGACAAGTGTTTCTTCCATCGCACGGCGGTCAATAAGCACGTCACGGACGATGCCAACTACTTCGAGGCCATGGCCCTGGAATCCGAGGAGAAAACCCGGGATCCGAAGACGGGGGAGTGGAAGAAGGCCTACGTCAAGGCCGACATCCTATCCCATCGTCAGAACACCAAGGCCGAACTGGCATCCTCGGCCTCGAACAACGAGGAGGCCGTGCTCCTGTCCATGATGGGCAAGGGGCGGGTGGACATCGACTATATGGCGGGCCTGCTGAAACAGGAACCCGAGGATGTGAAGTTCCAAGTGAAGTCGGAGGGGCTGGCCTACGAGCTCCCTGACGGCTCCTTCGAGCCTTCCTGGATCTACCTGTCCGGGGAGGTGCGCAAGAAGTTCAACGCGGCCAAGAAGGCGGCCAAGGAGAACCCCGGGCGCTTCGACCGAAACGTGGCGGACTTGGAAAAGGCCCTGCCCCCGGAAGTCCCCATCCAGGGGATGACCGTGAGGATGGGGGCCACCTGGGTCAAGCCCGAGGTCTATCAGGACTTTCTCCGGGATGTCGTGGGCATCGACGCGAAGGTGGGCTTCGACGAGAACCTGAAGCAACTGATCTTCGACAAGAACAGAATGAAGGTGGAGGCGAAGGAAAAGTATCTCAAGTGGGTGGCGACCCTCAAGGGACACCAAGCCGCGGTGAGTCCCGAGGCGATCTTCGCATCGGGCCTGCTCTGGGACGGATCCCATGAAGCCACTTGGCGCACCGATGGGAAGGTCTACAAGGATCCCGTGGTGACGGAGGTCGCCATGGGCAAGGTCCGCGAGATGCGGGCCGCCTTCCAGGATTGGCTGCGCGTGGAGGGCAATCCCCATGCCCAGGGCGTGCAGACGACCTTCAACGAGTTGTTCCGCAGCGTGGTCAAGCCCAAGTGGCCCAAGCTCCCCAATGGCACCTTCCCCGGGCAGGCCAAGGTCTTCAACGGTCGCCCCTTTGCGATGGAACCCTTCCAGCAGGAGGGCGCCTTCCGTGCCACGGTGCAGAACACCCTCCTGGCGCATGTGGTCGGTTCCGGGAAAACAATCACGGGTGGTACCGCTGCCTACGAAATGAAGCGCCTGGGCATCGCCAACAAGCCGATGATCGCCACGATGCGCTCTGTGGTCCCGGGGTTTGCGGCCCAGATGCGCCAGCTCTATCCAGGCGCTCGGATCCTGGTGCGCCCCAGCAACCCCAACGCTCGGACCCGTAAGATCTTCCTGACGCGCCTCGCCACCATGGACTTCGACATGGCGATCCTTTCCCATGAGGATCTGAGTGTCATTCCGGATAGCCCGGAGCGGGTGAACGCCTACATCAATGAGCAGATGGACGCCCTGGAAGAGACCATGCGTGGCCTCAAGGTCGATATCAACTCCAGGGATCCCCTGGCGCAAGCCATTCGGGCCCGTCTCCAATACGTGGACAATCTCCGCGAAATGGTGAACGGGCCCTCGGAAGAGGCCGACTCTGAAGACGTGGGCGGAAAATCTACAAGTAAGAAGGCCGAGAAGGCAAAGAACCGCGCCGCGGCGCGCATGGATGATCTCCTCCAGCGGAAGACCGACAAGGTGATGGACTGGGACGGCCTGGGCATCGACGCCCTGATCGTGGACGAGAGCCACCAGTTCAAGCGGCTGGACTTCTTCACGCAGTTCACGGATACCAAGGGCATCGACCGGGATTCCTCGAAGCGGGGCCTGTCCCTGTTCCTCAAGACCAAGGCCATCCACGACAAGCGGGGGCGGGTGGTGCTGATGACCGGAACCCCCATCACCAACACCATGGCCGAGATCTGGACGAACCTGCGCTACCTGCGCCCGGACCTGCTGGAGGGCATGGGCATCAACCAGTTCGACGACTTTGTGAAGACCTTCGGGGACATCTACTCTCAGCCCGAGTCGGACATCACGGGGGCCGTCAAGGGCGTTAGCCGCCTGCGCCGGTTCGCCAACATGCCGGAACTGCAGGCGGCCCTATTCCAGGCGATGCACCGGGTTCGCCGCAGCGAGATCAAGCGGTCGGGCGTTCCCAAGCTGGCCGGAGGCGGCATCAAGACCGTCATCGTCAAGGCTGATGCCCGAACGGACGAGTTTATGAATTTCATCCGCTCCGTGTACCGGGCCTGGATGAGCTCCGGCAAGACCAAGGTGGAGACCCGATTCGTGCCGGGCACGCTCTACACCCGGGCCTCGCAGGCGGCCCTGGACCTGCGCTTAGTAGACCCTGAAGCCAAGGTCTCGGGAGGCGGCAAGGTGGAGGCCATGGTCAAGAACGCCCTGACCCACTACCAGGAAACCCAGGAGCAGAGGGGCGCCCAGGCCATTTTCTGCCAGCTTTACCAGAGCCCCAGCAACTACGGGGACTACAAGGTTCCGGAATCCCAACGCTTCAATATGTTCCGCGAAATCAAGCGCCAGCTTGTGGCCGCAGGGGTTCCCGAAAGCGAGATCGTGGACCAGCTTCCCAGTGGCGACAAGGCCCGGGAGGCGGTCTTTGAAAAGGTGCGCACAGGTGAAGTGCGTTTCGTGATGGGCATGGTCAAGACGCTCGGCACGGGCGTGAACATCCAGGACCGGCTGATCGCCATGCACATCCTCCAGCTTCCCCTGACCCCTGCCGAATTGGAGCAGGAGATCGGGCGCATGGAGCGCAGCGGGAATATGTTTGACCCCGTGCATGTCTACACCTACGCGGTGGAGGGCGGCCCGGACACCTTCTTCGCCCAGGTGCTTGCCAACAAGCAGAAGTTCATCGACCAGGTGATGGACGCCGACATTCTGGACCACGGCGACGTGGAGGATCTTGGCGGGGGCGGGATGAGTTTCGAGGAGATGGCCGCGGCCTTCTCGGGGGACAACCGAATCGCGGAGAAGATGAAGGTCCAAGCGGAGCTCAACCAGCTTGAGGGCGAACTGGAAGCCTTCATCCAGAGCCAGCAGCAGGCCCAGCAGCAGATCCACACCTACGACAATACGGATGGCTATGGGTCGAAGGCCTACTTGGATCGGGAGCTCGACTCCGTGGCGGCGGTGGAGGCCACAACGCCCAAGGCTATCGTCAAGGCCATTCTGGAACTGGCCGAGAAATCGACTGAGACCCGGAAGACCTTCGATTCTGAATCCAAGAAGGCGACAGAGGTGAAGCTAGTCAGTGGCTTTGCCGTGAAACTCCCGAACGGACTCCATTTTTCCTACACGCCCAGGGACGAGGGGAAGTGGGAACTGAAATGGAAGGACGGAGACAGGACTGTTTCCATTCGGGATGGCGAGGTCAAGAGCCAGCTCCCGGGAGTGTTCGCTCAGTCCATCAGGCGGATGGAGGTTGTCCTCCCCGACATCATCCACTGGCGCCGAGACCAGGCCAAGAATGCAGCGAAGGACAGAGCCGCTGCGGATCGCATCATGGAGGGCGAGTACAAGAACGCCGAGGCCCTGGCCCGCGCCCGAAAGAAGGTCGCGGACCTGGAGGCGGCCATTGCCCAGGGCTACACCGAGGGGTTGCGCTCTGATGCCCGGGGGCTCCTGGAGGCCACGGAGCAGGAGGGCGGGGCGACCATCACGGAGGCCGTGCGGGACACCCTGAATGAGGCCGAGGAAGCGATCCGGGCCGGGGACGAACTGCGCAAGCAGATGCAGGCACCCGACTATGCGCCGGATAGCGCCAACAAGAGTAAGGCCACACCCGAGGACTTCTACATCGGGGCCAAGAACATCGTCCGCTCGGCCCGCAAGGCGCTGGGCCTGCCCGTGGAGAAGGAGTTTGCGGGGGGCGATCCGGACGATTTCCGGAACTGGCTCTTCCAGGGCTTATCGGACGAATGGTATGCCAAGCACGGGGAAGTTCTCCAGGCCGAGCGTGCCGATTCTGTGCAAAAAATCGCCAACGAACAGTGGCTCGACAAGATGAACGAGGAAGAGGGCCGTGGGATCCAGGAACTCGGCGGGTTCACGCATCCCGTGGGCGCCTTCCTGTCCAAGCTGTTCGGGACTCGGGAACGCCCGGATTCTGTTTCCGTGCCCTCTCTCTTTGATGAAGTGGAGCAGCGGTGGCGGGAGGCCAAGAAGGGGGCCCCGGCCTCGCCCATGTTCGCCAAGGCCATCGACAACCTGCGGAAGGCCAAGGCCGCCTTCACGCGCCACTTTGACCATATCGACCCCAACGAAAGCCCTCTCATGGCCCAGGTGAATGACACCCTGCGCCAGTACGAGGCCGGGCCCGCCTTCGCCAAGGCGGTCGCCCACGACATGGTGTACGAGGTCACGAAGGATCTGGGGCCCAAGCGGATCGACCTCTTTACCCGGGTTCTGGTGCTGCGGGACATCCTGCGCAACGTGGACAAGGGCGTGGACTCCGGCACGGAAGAACTACCCTTCGGCTATCGGAATGCCGAAGAGGCCCGCGTCGATCTTGAGCGGTACGAGAGGGTGCTGAAGGCCCCGGAAAACGCCCCAATCAGGGAGGCCCTGGGTAAGCGCACCGACATGGCAACCGACATCGTGGAGAAGCTGGTCCAGCACGGCATCCTGTCCGAGGACCGCCTGGACGATGTGGAATCCTACTACCACCGCCAGGTGATGACCTACCTGAACAAGCGCCAGGTCGGGAGCACCGGGGGCGATCTCCGGATGGGGAAGAAGGGGTTCCAGCTTGGGCGCCATGGAGGTGCACACGACTTCAACGCGGCTTACGAGCAGGCAGAGGCGGAGTGGGTGGCTGATGCCATGAGCCTCGTGGTGAAGAAGGAGACCCTGGACCGGCTGGAGCGCATCGCCGATGTGGCGCCCCAGCTTCGCGCCCAGGCCAAGGATCTGAACCGGGAGATGTTCGAGTCGCAGCATCCGGAACTTGGAGCCGACGAGATCGATGAAATGTCGGCCAAGGAGATCGAAACGGCGCTCGGTGAGCAGGCCGTGGCCTGGAAAGACCTCATGCCCGAGGGCTACACGATCTGGCAGCCCACCAAGGGGAACCATTTCTACCCGGCCCTGACCCTCTCCGAGCGGGTGCTGGATCAGTTCCTGGAGGGAGAGCGTGGACTGGTGAAGGAGGACTTCCACCAGGTGCTGGCGCTGGGCACCAAGAAGAAGCAATGGGCCATCCCTACGAATCTCGCCACCCAGCTCGACAACTTCACCGACCGGGACGGCAGCGCCTTCGGGAACGCCTGGGTGGGGTTGCAGAGCTCCTGGAAGCAGTGGCAGCTCATCAGCCCCATGAGGATCCTGCGCTACAGCATGAACAACATGATGGGCGATCTGGACATCGCCATGGCCTACGATCCGCGGATCGTGACCCGGCACTTCGCCCGGGCCGCCGCGGATATGTGGTCCTACCAGGTGAATCAGACCGCTTCGCCTGAACTGCGCCGGGAGATCCAGAACGCCATCCGCGCGGGCGTGGTGGAATCGGGCATCACCATCGCGGAGATCCCCGACATCGACAAGACGGGCGCCTTCCGCCTACTGACCAGTGACCGGCCCAATGGGAACCTGGTTCAGAAAACATGGGGCGGGCTCAAGACCTTCAGCACCTGGCGCGAGAACATCCTACGCCTGGCGGCCTATCGCTTCTTCCTGGAGGAGATCGGGAAGGGGCGCGATCTTTACGCAGCCTCGAACCGAAGCCAGATCGACGCGCTGGGAAACTCGAAGGACAAGGCCGCAAAGCTGGCCCGGGAATTGATCGGCGACTATGGAAACGTCTCGGTGGCCGGGCAGTATGTCCGAACCCACATGATCCCCTTCTACTCCTGGATGGAGGTCAATGCGCCCCGATACGTGCGGCTGCTGAAGAACCTTCCTGCCGAGCGGGAAACGACTGGAGGGAAGCGGTCTGCGGCTGGGGCCGTGGGGCGCACCATCGCCCTCAAGGGGCCGGCCCTGGCTCTGCGCATGGCGCTCATGTTCGGGCTCATCTACCTCTGGAACAAACTCTTCTTCGCCGACGATTATGAGGTGCTGCGCCGCCAGAAACAGTTCAAGCACGGCATCATCCTCGGGAAGCGGGATGACGGATCGATCCGCTACATCCGCACCGATCTCGCCGTCATGGACGCCCTGGAGTGGTTCTCTGCCGCCGACCTGCCGCGCAAGGTGCAGGGCGTGGCCCGGGGAGAGGAAACCTGGGGCGACATCGCTGCAGACGCCGCCAAGGGCCCCGCGGAGAAGATCATCAAGGGGTGGGAACCCTTCTCCAAGACCACCTTCGAACTGGTGCTGGGGCGGTCCATCTCCTTCCCGACCGTCTGGCGCGAGGGCGCATCGCTGAAGCCGGGCGGCATGGCGATCCGGGACAAGGTGGGCTACGTGCTCAAGAACGTGACCCCCTTGGACCGCCTCTGGAACAAGATCACCAACAAGCCGGAGCGGCCAGGAAGCCTGCGAAGCGGCCTGGAAGATGCCCTTCTGACCTACTCGGTGGACCCCGGCGAGGCCTCCTACTACCTATCCAGGGACATCGCCAACGACTGGGGCAAGAAGAACCTTGGGAAAGAGGAGTATTCCGGGGCGGGCAACATCAGCGAGAAGGGGAACGCGCTCTACTACTTCAAGCGCGCCTCTCAGTGGGGTGATCGGGAACGTGCCTCCTACTGGTTCGCGGAATACCTGCGCCTCGGCGGGAAGGCCCGCGCCATCAAGGGCACCATCGAACGCGGACACCCCCTTGGTTCGATCCCGCCCGCGAAGCGCGGTCGATTCATGGCCTCGCTGAATGCCAAGGATAAGGAGATCATCTCGGACGCTATTTCTTGGTATAAGCGACTAAATAGCGGAGTTAAAAGCAAAGGATCATCCACTGATGGAGCAGAGGAAAAGACTGGCGAATAGCCCAGCGAGAAGTAAAATCAGGTAAGGCGGAGCCGGTAATTCCTGAGTTGAAATTTTGGAGGGAATTTTCCGATGCTTGCCATGTTCCAGGGCGCTCAATCAACGGATAGCATGATTATACCAATTTGGGCAATCGGTGTATTTAGTGCTACTTATTTGATTCTATTCGCCGCGATTGGATTCCTGATCAAGTTCGCCATCGGCAGCTTCAGGGCGGCAGTTCTGGACATGAGGGCCACCCTCGAGAAGTTTGTCGAGAGCTTCCAGGCGTTCAAGGACGAGGCCCCTAAGGAGTTCGTCACCCACCCTTTTCTGGAGATGGTCCACAAGGGGCTGAAGGACGATATCGCCCACGGGCACCGGAGGATTGGCGAGTTTTCGGAGCGGTGGGAAAAGGAACTCAAGGAGCACAAGGCAGACTGCCCGGCGCGGTCCATGGCCCTGCGCGGAGAGGATTGAAATGGAACTCCGGCATATCGACATGATCGTTATCCACTGCACGGCCAGCCCCAACGGTCGCCCGGTGTCGGTCGAGACCGTCACCGAGTGGCACAGGCTGAGGGGGTTCAAGACCATCGGCTACCACTACCTTATCGACGTGGATGGTGCCGTGGCCGAGGGGCGCAGTGAATTGGAACCCGGCGCCCACGCTCTGGGATTCAACGCGCACAGCATCGGCGTGTGCCTGGTGGGTGGCGTGGGTGGACCCTCGAAACAGAACCCAGGGCTCTACACCCAGGCTCAATGGGACAGTCTGAAGATTGCGGTGCAGGACTTGATGGACCGCTTCCCGGAGGCCCGGGTGGTGGGGCACCGGGATCTTTCGCCGGATCTGGACGGAGACGGGAAGATCGAGCCCCACGAGTATTTCAAACTCTGCCCGGCCTTCGACGTTCCGGCCTGGCTGGCTGCGGACATGGCCCCCACGGACGCCAATGTGCTGAGGGCCGGGGTGACCCGTGGCTAGACTCCCGAAAATTCCCGAGCGTCTGAAGCAAGTGGCGTTTGGCTTGATCAACAGCCGGGATCACGCCTCCGAGGTGAACCTTGCCGCCTATGGACTGGGGGTGCTCACCCTCTGCGCTTGCCTGGTGGTGTGGACCCTGAAGGGGCCGCGGGATGCCGCCCTGGTCGCAGCCTTCGGCGTCGTTATGACCGGCATCACCACAGGACTTTGGAAGAAGGGATCGAATGGACCGCAGGCCAAGGAACCGGGAACCCAGAACGATGAAGGGGGGAAATCGTGACCGAGGCATCGAAGGGAGCCGTGCTGCTGGGATCTATCCTCGCGGTCGGGATCATTCTGGGGATGACGATAGAGTGGATGATATTAAAACCGGAGGCACCGAAGGCAGAGATCTACGCCCGGGCCCAGCGGCAGCAGGACGGAAGCCTGATTCTAGAGAAGAAGCCCCAGGCAGACGCCAAGCCCGCCCAGGAGATCCCCAAGGGCGCCAAGGTGGAGCGCATCGCCCAGGTGCAGTTTCGACCCGCCGCGGCCACGGTCCAAACGAGTGGACCAAACCCCGAAATCCTCCAACCGGTGCCCCCCCCATATACGTTGGACCTGACCCTCGTGAGGATGCCTGATTTGTCCCGGCGCCTGATCGCCTCCAGCCCTGACGGGGAGGTGGTGGGCGGGGTGGACATCCCCATGGAGACCTTGCCCGAGCCGAAGACGCTGAAGTGGGCGGCTGGGGTGGTCTACGGCGGTACGGCATGGGGTGACAAGGCGGTGGGCGCGTTCGTGGATCGGGACTTCGCCTTCATCCGCACCGGCCTGGAACTCACCAAGAACACCTACGCGCTCCAGGCCCGACAGGGATGGGAAGGGCGCGCCAAGCTCGGCATTCGGTTCTGATTCGAGGTCTTGCACGAGGCTTTCTGATGGCCCATCATTGAGGAGCCTGGTGTGCATAGCTGTGCCTAGGTGTTCCCCCTGATGCCTCTAGGTCTTGCAGGACCTAGGAAAAGGCTCAGGGGGTTTGCTTACTGGATGCTATCCCCCAGCCTCGCGTTGAGATCGTCGTAGGCCTGGAGGGTTTCGTCGCCTTCAATGGGTGGCCGCAACTCCATGGCCCAGAGGGTCACCCCGTCGAAAATCACGGAACGGCGGCAAAAGATCAGGGGGTTGCCGGTCTTGGTCCTCCGCTCTGCTGGGATCAGCCATCCCTTCTTGTACCAATCATCCAGCACCACTCGCACATTGGCGTGCCCCATGGCCCGGAGTTGGCCCATCAAAAGGTCTGGTCGGACGTACATGCTTGGGACCAGCCTTCCCTTGGAGGGCAAGGGCCAGATCCCCATCCAGCCGCCGAGGGGTTCCTCTTTGCTGCGTGGGTAGAATTTGGTGGCGTTGGAGAAGATCCAGGACCGCACCGCCAGGATCGCCTCGAGGTTGGGATCGGCGCCGGAGCCATCAGACTGGGCCCACTTCCAGAGGTCTTCGAGCATGGCCTTGAAGTTCCAGGTGAAGATTTCAGGGAGCAGGGTGAGCGCCAGGTTGGCGCAGATCTCGATGGCGGCGATGTTCTTACCCAGGCGCCCGGCGAGGCCGGCATTGTCTCCGGCGCAGCCCCGGGTGCCGTACTGGTCCCGGATGTCCCGGTATGCGGCGCGCCACTTCGGCCACACGGCCCGCTTCTCCATGAGCTTCTGGACCCAGAGGGGCCCAAGCAGCCCGTAGTTCTCGGAGATGATCGTCTCCAGGTTCATCACCATGGCGGCGGTGTCGGGGTCGGTGCGGCCCCAGGGCTGGCCGAAGATGGCCCAGGTCCGGGCGAAGACGCCGAGCTTGGTGGTGTCACCTGTGATGGGTTCCTCCCCGGTGGACATGAGGATGGTGCGCCAGGCGCGCTTGGCCTCGGTGCCGTTGATTGTGCCCCGGCCCTTGGTGGTGCCGCTCACCACGTCATAGACGACCTGCACGGGGTCGATGCCGTTCTTCATGCGGGTGGAGGCGGTGCGGGTGTCGTCCAGGTACATCGGCAGATCGCCCAGGGTCGCCAGCATCCGCTCCACGTAGACATCGGTGACGCGCCAGCTCGAGACGATGGACGGCTCCAGGTTGAGCCGCGGCTGGCCCCAGACGGAGGCGGCCAGGGAGAGCGCCGTGGTCTTTCCCACGGAGGACTTGCCCGACCATTCCCAGACGAAGTTATCGGCGCCGAGGATCTGGAGCAGGGGGGGGAGCAGGGAGACGTAGAGCCCGGCCAGGGCCAGGGGATACTCGGAGGCGATGGTGGCGGCCTTGGTCCAGGCTTCCAGCGTTCCCTCCTGGCGGTAGCCCGCGAGGATCCGGTGGACCTCCTGCCCTGAGGGGACGAATACGAAATCGGTGTCGGCCCAACCATCCTTCAGGGTGATGGGGCTCTGGACCGTGCGCGCGCCGGTCTCGTTGACGAGCTGGTGCCCGATCAGGAAAGCCTCCTGCTTAGGTAGCCAGCCCATGCGGCTGACCCCTCGGACTTCCTCGAAGTGGGCGAGGTTCTGGGCCTCGAAGGCGCTGAGGTAGAGGATGACGGCGTTGGAATTGGCGGTGTGGATCGGGGCCCCGAAAGGTGCCGCGGCGCGGCTGATGTCGGAGCCGATGGCCATGGCCTCCCGGGTGACCACCATCCGACGCCATTCCCCGTTGGCCAGCCATGCCACGACGACCATGGAGGAACCCGTCTCCACGTCCCTCACGTAGCCCTCAAGGATCATCGGGTAGTGGCAGACCCGCTCCTTGATCGGGGCGCCTCCACGGCCCTGCCGCAGGCTGTAGGTGCCGTGCATGTCCAGGGTGTAGCCCGGGGGAACCATCAAGAGATCGCCCTGGGAGTGCTGGATCAGGGAGGAGAGGATCGCGGGGGCGGCCATGGAGCGGCGCGAGATGCCCTGGGCGATCTCATCTACGGCCCGGTGGAAGGCTTCCATCTGCTTGTTGCCAATCCGGTTCATCTTGCCCTGCTGCAGGCGGGCCATGGCGCCCTGGTAGGCCACCTCGTCCTCTTTGAACCAGAGGGCCAGCTTGTGCATGGCGTCCTGATTGGCGGCGAGGTCGGAGAGGGCCAGGCCGCGCTCCTCGGAATCATGGACCTTCATGATGTGATCGAAGGCGGCTTGGGCGATGGGGTTCATAGGCATCTGGCTACTCTCCGGGGCGGGTTCCAAACAGAAACAAAGAGAAACAAAGGGAAGCAAAAGAAAACAAACAGAAGCCCCCTTGACGGCCAAGAGGGGAAGGCTTAGGTTCAGGAGTGCGGTATGCGTTTGGATACAAGACGCTGCATCTGCATAGTCTCAAGCATACGTCTAAGGAGGCCGGATGGCACTCGATCTCGAATTGCGAAAGACCTACCTGGGGGCTACGGACCTGGTGGCGATCTCGGGGCTCTCGGAATACACCAAGCCCGGGGACGTGTGGCTGGGAAAGATGGGCCTCTCGACCTTCATGGGCAACGCGGCCACGGAGTGGGGCCAGGACTTGGAGCCCATCGTGGCCATGCGGCACGGGCGGAAGTTCGGCGTGGAACTGCTGGAACTTCCCCCGGAGCCCATCTATCACCCAGAGCATCCGTTCATCGCGGCAAACCTGGATCGCATCTACAAGAACCGAAAGCGCGTTCTGGAGTGCAAGACCGCTGGGGAGGATCAGCTTTACGAGAAGGATGATCCCAAGTGGGGCGAGGACGGGGAGCCCAACGCGGTCCCCATCGGCTACTTCGGGCAGACGAACACCTACGTCTTTCTGGCTGGCTTCGAGGACGCCTATCTGTCCTGCATGTTCCTGGGCAAGAGCCGGATCCAGCGGGACTACCCCATTGAGCCCGACCGGGCCCTCTACGACCTGATGATCCAGAACGGTGTGCGGTTCTGGGAAACCTACGTCGCCACCCGGACCCAGCCCCCCGTGGAAATGTTCAGCCCCGAGGTCGCCATGAAGGCGGTGGCGCTGAAGGCCCGGGCCAAGGAGGTGCTGCTGGAAACCACACCCCAGGTGGAGACCTGGGCGGAGGAACTGCGATCCCTCAGCGACCAGATCGACAACCTGGACGGCAAGAAGAAGCATACGGCGGCCACCATCGCCCAGTGGATCGCGGAGAAGGGCGGCACCAAGGTCAAACACTCCCTGGGCTCCTTCTCCTTCAAGGCCCCGGCCCCCAAGCCACCCGAAAAGGTGTTCGACGCAGAGAAGGCCTGGGCTCAACTCGTCGTCGCCATCCCCATGATGCAGTCCATCCCCATGCCAGTAGTGGAAGACCTGATGCGCCTCGTGGATGAGGTCCACACGTCCTGCAGTTCAACCATCGTCCCCGAGTCCAAGGGGCCCACGCTCAGACCTTACTGGGCGAAATAGGAGAACCACCACATGAACGAGAATCCGAATATCGGCCCGGGCGGAGAGATCCTGGACGCTCCGATGGGTGTCCAGACCCAGCCGCAGGGCATGGGCGTGCAGGCCATCAACCACGGGCAGGCTGCGGCGATGGCTGCGGCCCAGGCCATGGTGCAGACCCGGTTCCAGATGGCCCTCATGCGGCCCCGCAATGTCTTCCAGGCCCGCTCCAAGATCCTCGACGCCTGCCGCCGTCCTGGGTTCGCGGAGAGCGCCATCTACCGCAAGCCGGTGGGCAAGGTGGACGGCCAGCAGACCTACGCGGAAGGCCCCAGCATCCGTTTCGCCGAGGAGGCCCTGCGGTCCCTGGGCAACGTGGACATCCGGCAGGAGGTGGTGTTCGAGGATGACGCGAAGCGCGTGGTGTGCGTGACGGTGCTGGACCTAGAGAACAACGTGGGATGGCCCACGGAGATCAGCATCGTCAAGCGGGTGGAGCGCCGGTTCGTGAAGGAGGGGCAGACGGTCCACGGGAAGCGGAAGAACTCCTACGGGAAGGATGTCTTCATCGTGGATGCCACCGAGGACGAGGTGACGGTGAAGCAGCAGGCCATGGTTTCCAAGGCGCTGCGCACCGCGGCCCTGCGCATCGTGCCGGGCGACATCCTGGAGGAGGCCATCAACCTCATCAAGGAGACCCTGTCCAAGAAGGACCAGGCCGACCCCAAGGCCGCCCTCAAGCGGGTGCTGGATGCGTTCCAGGGCCTGGGCGTTGGCCCTTCGGAACTGGAGAAGTACCTGGACCACTCCCTCGACACCATCACGCCCGTCGAGATCGGGGAACTGCGCGGCATCTACCAGTCCCTGAAGGACGGCGACTCCACCTGGAAGACGGTCATGGATAGCGTCCTCGAGGAGCGGGAGGCCCGCAAGGAGAAGAAGGACGGCGGAGGAAAGACCCCTGCCGAACCCAAGGGCGAGGGGGACACCACCAAGGACGCCCCGGCGACCCCGGGCGCCAAGGAAACCGCTGCGGACAAGGCCAAGAACAAGGCGCAGGAAGCCAGCGCCAAGATGGGCCCCAGCGCAACCCTGCCGCTTGAGGGGTAGAACGTGGACGAGAAACTCCTGACGCTTCGGGAGCTTCGCTTGCGACTGGCCGGGCATGGGTGCCCATTCGTGGCACCCCCCGCGCCAGTCACCGTCCGCGGATGGATTGCGAAGGGACTGAAGACGCACAAGTACCCAGGAGGGAAGCGCAAGCATTTCCTCCTGTCCGAAGTCTTGGCCTTCCTGAAGGAACACGGGGAGGCGGAATGACTCGCATCCCTGTGTTTTCCACTTTTGTCCCCATGCGGCCGAAGGGGAAGGGGCGCCACCGCACCATGCGGAACGGCCACAGCTACCCCGACCCCGAGACCGTGAAGGCGGAACAACTTATCCAGTTGAAGGTGGGTCTGGAATGGCGTCAGGCCCCGCTGGATGAACCGCTGGCCCTGGATGTCATCTGCTACTTCGAGCGCCCCAAGAGCAAGCCCAAGAAGGTCCGCCACATGACGGGGAAACCGGACTGGGACAACCTCGGAAAGACCGTAGGGGACGCCCTGAACGGGATCCTCTGGCGCGATGACTCGGTGATCGTGGAAGGGTCCACCAAGAAGCGGTATTGCTCAGAAGCCCAACCTCAGCCAGGGATTCACATCTTCGTCGGGAGGCTTGCCGATGGCGAGGATTAGGTCGGTGAAGCCTGGATTCCTGAAGCACGAACTCCTTCAGGACTTGGAAGACAAGCACCCAGCCCTGCGCCCCATGCTCACCTACCTGGGGCTCTGGCTGGTGGCCGACAGGGAAGGGTGCTTCGAGTGGCGTCCGCGTCAACTCCACCTGGACATCCTCGCGTTCCTGCCCTGCCGGATGGAGGAATCCCTGGTGCTCCTCCAGAAGCACGGGTTCATCCGGAAATACGAGGCCGAGGGGAAGGCCTACGGGTGGATCCCCACCTTCAAGCGGCATCAGCGGATCTCAGGCTACGAGGCCGTTCAGTCCCCCCGGTGCCCAACTCCTCCCCCGTTTGAACCCGGAGAAGAAGCACCCCAGCAGCAGGTCAGCAGCACGGAAGAAGCAGGCCAGCAGCAGGAACCAGGGGACAAACCCAAGAAGCAGAAGACAGCCCAGACCCCCCAGAACCCCTTGGCCGCCCTGCTACTCCCGGACGAACTGGAGTGCTGGTTTCAAGCGATCTGGTTTGAGGTGTGGCCATCCAAGGTTCTTCAGGGGGAGAAGTGGATCCGGGTGGACCGCGGCCCCAAGGCCAGCGCCCGAGATCGATTCAAGGAACACTCACGACTCAATAAGCCGGTCGCGCTCTACCTGGCGGCCCGGGCCTACGTGAAGAACAGCATGAAGGCGGAGAGGGGCTACGTCCAAGAGGTCGCCACCTTCTTCGGCCCCGGGAAGCAGACCTACAAGGACTACCTGGAAGACGTTCTTCCCTACCTGGACGCCCACCCCTCCCTGGCTGGGCTCACGGCCCCCCCGGAGAGTGAGGAGGCGTTCCGTCAGCTCATCGCCCAGGACGAGAAACCCCGCGAGGTGCAGGAATGAGCAACGAGTGGATTCCCGAGCAGCTTCCGGAGGACATCGACGCCGAGCGGGCCCTGCTGGCAACCTGCTGCGCGCCGGGCGCCGAGCACGCCGCCGCGGACATTGCCTTCTCGATGACCGCGGAGGATTTCGTCAGCCCTGTGCATCGCCGGGTCTTCGCGGCCATGAAGGCGTTGATCGAGCGGGGCGAGGAAGTGAACGCCCTGAGCCTGAAGGACACTCTGGACCAGTCCGGGGATCTGGGGCGGGTGGGCGGGTACGCTGGCCTGGTCGAGCTCCTGAGTGGTGAGGAGGTGGCGCGCCCCAAGGCCCTCGCCGACATCCTGACCCGGAAGCACAAGTTCAGACGCCTCATCCGCCTGGGCGCCGCCATGGTTCGGCAGGCCTCCCAGGAGGATGAGCAGGTCGATTCCCTGGTGGTGAACGCCATGCAGGATCTGACGGGCATCATCTCCACGGGGCGGAAGGATCTGAAGTGGCGCAAGGCCGGGGATTCCATCATGGAGACCCTGCAGACCAAGGGATTCTTCACGGAGGATCCGAAGGCCACGGGCCGCTCTGGGCGGCTGAACATCGGCGTCCCGACGCTGACCCAGCACCTGAAGCGGTTGGCCGGCAACATGGTCGTGTTTGGGGCGAGGCCCAAGTGTGGGAAGACAACCCTCATGGTGCAATCCGCCTTCGCCATGGCCTCGGAGGGGGACGATGTCGCCATCGCCACCCTGGAAATGACCGAGGACGAGCTGCATGTGGTCCTGACGGCCCACGCCCTGCGGGCGGAACAGGACCGGGTGGCCCGGGGGGAACTCACCTCGAACGAATGGGCTCTCCTTGTGGAGATTCAGCCCATCCTGGACCGGATCCACATTCTGGCCATCGACCCGGACACGCCCTGGGCGCTCATCGAAACCCAGCTCCGCCAGGTGATCGCGACCACGGGCTGCACGGTGGTCTACCTGGACTACTTCGGGCTGGTGGGGAAGCCCAGCGGGGAGTTCTTCAATGAGGCGGCAAGGTCCGCGGCGCTCTCCAGGCGCATGAAGGCCTTCCCCAAGACCACGGGCGCCACCTTCGTCGTGCTGGTCCAGATCAACCGCGAGATCGGAGATTCGGGCGAGCCAGCCCCCCAGCACATCCGGGACAGCGGCCAGATCGAGCAGGACATGGCCGTGGGCATCTTCCTTTGGAGGGAGCCCACCAAGGACATGCTCCGGATGGAGCGCGGGGAGAAGTGGGACTACCACATCAAGATCGACTTCAACCGCTTCGGCTTGGGCTACCTCCGGGTGGCTTACGACCTGCTGGGGAACATCGCCCGCATCCGCGAGGTGGAGCGCAGCACGGAGGCCCAGGCCACCGTTGGTAAGCGAACACACCGAGAGCAACCACGACTCGAACTCTAATAAATGGAGTTGATACATGAAAAAGTTAGAAAAGGCTCCAACACTCAAAGGCGTTGGGGAAGTCAACAACCTCATCCCGAACGGTGCCGGGGAAGGGATCGATAGTTGCCCCTGTTGTGGGGCTACCTGGAAGGGGGGGAAGCCCTGGTCCGGGACGACGATAACCCCCCGGGAACTCGCCACGGCCCTCGGCATCTCGGATCAGGCGGTCTACCACCGGATCCGAACCGGCAAAATTGCGGCCTACCTCCGCCCTACGCTGGGCAGGGACTCTTACCTTATTCCGATCTTCGAGGCCAAGCGGGTGCTCGAGGAGCAGGGGCAGTCCTGTGAAGTCGAGGATCTTGGGGCCGACCATGATTGAACTGACCCCGGGGATGCGCATCGGTGCTTTCCACTCCTGCACCGAAGAGACCTTGCTGCTGCTGGGCTACGGGGTATACGAGGGGGACGAGATCCCACCCGAGGAGATTCTGTGCCCGGAGGTGGGCGTGCCCTTCCTCCTCCAGTTGCCCATCCCCAAGCTGCGCCTAGATGACGGACGGGTGGTCTGGGGGTGTGAGCTCTGGTGGAACACGGAGCTCGAGGTGAAACGGCTGGAGGCCGGGCGCCAGGTGGTGAAGCCCAAGCTCGAATCCCTGCGGGCCCTCGCCAAGAAGGCCTGGGAGAAGGCGAATAACCAGCTCGATGCGGACGAGGAGGCCCTGCCATGACTCATGCGGTGGTGGAAATCTCCAGGGTGGAACCGATCTGCGTCCGGGTGGCCGTCGCCGCCGAGATGCTGGGCATGAAGCCGCAAACCCTGAACGATCTTCGTATCAAAGGGGGAGGCCCCAAGTTCAAGCGGCTGGGGCGCCTGGTGGTCTACACGCCGGAAGACCTGAAGGCCTGGGTGGACGAGCACCCGAGTTTTGCATCGACCACGCAGGCGGACTTCTTTGAGGTTGCGCTTTCCGAGGATCGGACACAAAGAACCAAGCCCCAGCGCGGTTTACAGGCCGCCGTGCTGGTGAGCGAGATGGCCTAATCCTGTCCAACCTCGGGACGCTCAAACCCGCACCACCACTAGCTGGCCAAAGGTATGTTTTTTGAGTTGCCCGCAAACTACCGTAAACACTGAATAAAAATCAAGAAATCAAGTTTTTTCGCTTGGCCAGCAGCACGTTTTGTCCAAGATCCTTCTGAGGTTAACCGTGTTTGAACTCTCCTGGTATTCCCCGAAAAAGCAGATTCGCTACGTCCTTTCCATCGGGCACGGTTCGCCCTGGCACGGTCAACTTGCCCTCATCTCAGTTCAGAAGCTCTATATGGACGCATGCGAAACCGTGAACGGCGAGATCGTCTTTTCCTTCTAACCGAGCATGTCCAGGAGCCCGACGATGACCCCAGAAGAAGCACTTGAATTTATCGACACGGTGGCGGACGGAGGGCTTGGCGCACCCGATTACGCCGAAGCCTACGGCATCGTGAAGGCCGCCCTTGCTCGTGCCACAGAACTACAGAAGGCTGTGACCGTTCCACCCTCAGTCACCATTCATGCAATGAACCATAATTCCAGTGAACTTTACGGGATCTCCCCGGAGGACTGGATGAAGTGCGGAGTTCATGTTCGGGCACAGGATGACCGCATTTGGAAGTTGGAACGGGGAATCGCCACGCACCAGAAAGAGCGCCTACCACACATGGCCAACGCCGATGACCGCGCTCTGTGGTCACTGATCGAAAACCGCTGA